AAAAGAGTACACTCCTCTCTATACCCCTAATGTAATAGTTAATCAAGGGGTGGAATATACAATAAAAGGTTTTAATATTGGCTTAATTGGTAGATATCAGTCGGTATCATTCATTAATAGTGATAATACGGCTACTATACCAGCCTTTACAACACTAAATACTACTATAGGGTATACATATAAACACTATAGCTTCTCTATACAGGGGATAAACCTCACTAATACTAGGTATTACACCAGTGGATATATGATGGGTAATACTAGGTATGTATATGTTAATGCTCCATACAGTTGTTATGTTACCTTAAAGGCTGTATTTTAATGAGTTACATAGAAATATTAGCCCTTATTAGCACTATACTATGTGTAGTTTTATCTACCAGAGAACATATACTAGCATGGCCTATAGGTATTATTAGTGCTATATCATTGATAATCATATATGTACCAAACAATATGTATGCTAATATAGTACTACAAAGTGTATTTATAATACAGTGTTCTATAGGATGGTATAAATGGGGTCAAAAAGAGGGGTTATTAATATCTAAATTACCTTTTAATAGGGCTTTTTTCCAGTTTATTATATGTTTGGTACTGGGGGTAGTATATGCTAAGGTTAATACACTAGTAAATCCTCAAATAACGTGGTTTAATGCCTATTTAGATGGTATTACTACCCTTATAGCGTTACTAGGTAACTGGTATCTAACCAAGAAAATCATACAAGCATGGCCTTTTTTCATGATATATAATGTTATAATAGCTTTTTTATTAGTATCACAAGGAGTTTATATCATTGCTGGGTTAAATATTTGTTTATTCTTCATATCACTTAACGGTTTTCGCACATGGAAAAGAAATTTGAGCGTGGTTTAGTACTCGGAAAGTTCATGCCACCACATAATGGACATTTATTTTTGATAAATACTGCTATTGAGCAATGTGAAAAGGTATTTGTTATGATTTGTTCACTTAAAAGGGAACCAATCAATGGTTTATTAAGAGCAAATTGGTTAAGAATGATTTATGACAAGCAAACAAATGTTGAAATCATTCATGTTACTGATGAAAATCCTCAAAATCCAGAAGAATGTACCTCAGTTGATGAGTTTTATAATGATTTTTGGGTACCGACAGTGTTTAATAGAGTGACTAGAGTAGATGCTATCTTCACTTCTGAAGAATATGGTGATGAATTTGCCAAATATTTAGGTGTACAACACGTTTTGGTAGATATTAATAGAGAAACGTACCAAGTATCTGGTACCAAGATACGAAATAACCCAGATTTGTTCTGGTATTTCATACCAGATGACGTAAAACCATACTATACCAAACGTATAGCAGTAGTAGGCCCCGAATCTACAGGTAAATCTACACTAGTAGAGCAGCTGGCACATGATATGGGTACTTCTTATATATCAGAATATGGTAGGGAATATGTAGAAAAGGTTAAGAAAGGTACTGATTTACAAGTAGATGACTTTTTTCATATAGCAGAAACGCATAATGAATTACTATTAGAGAAACACCTAGTAGTGTGTAGACCATGGTTAATTGTTGATACTGAAGCAATTACAACAAAATTATTTGGGCAATTATACATAAAAGACTATAAGGATACTAGAATTGATGATATAATAGAACATCAATGGTTCGATTTATACCTACTCATGGATATAGATGTTCCATGGGTTGATGATGGTACCAGAGACTTCCCAAATGACCGTCAGAAACACTTTAATATGATTAAGGCTGAGTTGGACCGTTTGAATAAGAAGTACGTTATAATCAAAGGAAACTATGATGAGAGACTTCTGTCTTCAAAGAAAGAAATAGAAAAGTTAGGATATTTAATTTAAAATACCTACCTTTGCATTATGAAAGAGAATATCAAACAAATCCTTCGAGAAGGACTTATCATGGAAGAACGAATAAAGTTCAACATGAACATCCCAGAAGACATCCTAAAAATAAAAGACGTTTTTAAAAAGAACGGTTACAAGCTTTATGTTGTTGGTGGTGCAGTACGTGATGCTCTATTGGGTAAAACACCTAAGGATTTCGATTTAGCCACTGATGCAGTACCAGATGAAGTTGAAAAGATGATGAAAGCTGCTGGCTTACGCACTCTTCCAACTGGAAAAGCATTTGGTGTTATAAATGTATTCACTAGTGAAGGTGAATATGAAATTGCAACATTTAGAACCGATAAGTATAATGATGGTGAAGCTGATTTAGAATCGTTTAAAAACTACTTAAAATCACTAAATAATGGAAAATATGAAGAATTTTTAAATAAATTAGTGAAATAGCAACTTTTCGTTTAATTCGTGATATTTATTATCATGGAACACGAAAGATACTACGTTTATTTATTTTTAGACCCAAATAAAAAAGGTGAATATACATATGGTGATTACAAGTTTGATTATGAACCGTTTTATGTTGGTAAAGGTCAAAAATATGAAACAGGCTCTGGTGATAGAATAAATACACATTTTAGACCATCATCATTAAAGAAAAACACATATAAGAATAACAAAATTAAAAAAATACTTAATGAAGGTTTATATCCAATAATCGTTAAGGTTAAAGAAAATCTAGATGAACCAACATCTTTTATATTTGAAAAAGAAATTATAAAAGTAATTGGGAGATATAAAACAAAAACAGGTCCATTAACCAATCAAACAGATGGTGGTGAAGGTCCAAGTGGTATTAAAAGAAAGAAGGCTAGTTTAGCTACAAGAAAAAAAATTAGTGATTCATTAATTGGTCAAGTTGGTAGAAATACTGGTAATAGTCATTCAGAAGAAACAAAGAAACAAATATCTGAAACTAAACAAGGAACATTATCGTGGAATGCAACACCAGTATTACAATTGACAAATGATGGAGAAGTGATTAGAGAATGGGTTAGTGCTCATGCAGCAGCTAAAGAATTAAAATTAAGTCAAGGTAATATTTGTAGTGTAATAAATGGTGATAGAAATAAATGTGGTGGTTATAAATGGAAATTAAAATGAATAAAGAAGAACAAGTAATGTCAATTAAGGCATGGTTACAAAAATTTGGTGAAAGAGATAATGAAACATTTAATATCCAATTAGAAAAATGGAGAATATCAATGCAATATGATTACGATTTGGAAGGTTATAGAATTATTCCAATGAATTGGTGTTGTAGTAGTTTTAAACATGTGCATAATAATAGTCTTGAAGATAGAACTGAAGATGAGTTAACAGAAATAATTAAAATTCTATTTTCAATTAAAAAAATATATTAAATGGAAAAATGGGAAGAAATGGCGAATATTTCATTTTCAGATGAATTTGCTGATTTTAAAAACACTTTAAAAGGGAGTGGTCGTAGACCAGATGCTGTAAGTTTTACAAATATTGAAGGTGATGTTAAAAGACGTGACTTAACAATCAATGCATTATTTTATGATATTGATACATTTGAAATTGTTGACCTAGTTGGTGGTGTGCAAGACCTTAAGAATGGTGTTGTAAGAACTGTTGGTGCTCCAGAAGATAGATTTGGTGAAGACCGTTTACGTATTCTTAGAGCAATTCGTTTTGCTGGAAGATTTGGAAGTGATTTAGACCCAGCCACTGATGCTGCACTACAAAAAAATGCAAGTCTTCAAGGTATTTCTGGTGAACGTATTCGTGATGAATTCATGAAAGGTATCAAGTCAGCCAAATCTGTAAAAAAGTTTTTACAGATGATTGACAAATACCATTTATTTAATGCCATATTCGCTGGCTTATCTGTTGATAAGAATTTTATCAATGATGAAGACCCAATCATAGTTATTGCAGCAATGCTTAAAGGTAACAACTTAGATAGTCTTGGTAAAAAACTTAATATTCTTAAATACACTGATGAAGAAATAAAATCAATCAAGTTTTTAGATGCATTATTGAAGTTATCTGTTGATACAGCAGTTGCACTTAAACGAGCACAAGAACATGCTGGTGTTAGTGTTGAACAGATTAAGAAATTCGGTAAAATCGAAGGTATTGATAATAAGTTATTAGATGCATTTATTAAATTCAGACTTAGTGTTAGTGGTCCAGAAGCAATGGAAAAATTTAATTTGAAGCCTGGCCCAGAATTGGGTAAAGCGATTCAAAAAATGGAAACTGACAACTTTAAGAGATTGTTGTAATGAGTGACGATAGAAAATTAAATTATATTAAGCATGGGCAAGTCCCAGTAATTCATACTGGGATAGCTCATACTGATTTTGAACTACAATCTTGGAAAAGAAAACAAGATAATATAGTCTATCAATGTTCAATATGTGATTGTAAAATCACTCCAGATGATATATTACATACACATACACAAAGAGGTAAGCTAATTGAACGCCCACAACCAGATTTTTTAGGTAAATCACAATCACCAAAATACCCTTGGGAAATATTAGGTTTTATATGTGGCAAGTGTTGTGGTGAATCAGCAGAATACGATAATTTATATTACGGATAAACTTGATTTCTTTTATTAGTTAGCTATATTTATCATATATTAATTTTATATGGCAAAATATCTAGCAACGTTTAGTGATATCTTAAACGATATTGAAATAAAGGGGTTCGTTACCATGACCGACAAAGAAATGGAGCGATACGAAGAGTTAGCAGCTAGTATCAATTGGGATTTTACCTATCATGTAGGTGAAGAAAAAATTAGATTTGAAAGTGGTGAAGACCTTTTAACCAGAGTAGATTTTAAAGAAATTTCAAACGAAGAATACAAGTGTTTAAAGAAAGTTTTTGAAAATGAATTTGGAACGTTTGTAACTGAAGAATATCTAGATTCAATACTTGATGAAGATGATATTGATGATGAATTGGAAGATGAAGAAGACTACGAAGATAGAGATTACAACGATAGAAGAAAGGGTCGTAAATACGATGATGACTTCGATGATGATTAGAAATGAAAATTAACTTACGTCATCAACCAACAGGAAATAGTTGCGGCCCAACATGTTTATACATGGCATTTGAAGCTGTAGTTAATTGGCCAAATGATTTACCCTTCACAGTTCCTGTTAAATATACAATAAAAGACATTGCTGAAATGTGTGGAACCGATTGGGAAGTTGGTACACCACCAGAAAGAATGATTAAAGGAATGAAAACCTTGAATCTTAATTATGTTGAACATATGTGTAGTCCAAGACCTTATGAATTGCTTAGACAAATTATTGCGGATGGAAATATACCAATACTTAGAACAATAACCAAAGGTGTCCCACATTGGATAATAGTAGAAAATGTTAATTTTATTTATCCAGATACATTTAAAGTGTTGGACCCATGGCAAGGTCATATTTCATACACTGAAAAAGAATTGGATTCCATTTGGAAAATTAGGCAGTATCAATTTTTTGAAATAATCCCAAATAAAAGACCACTTGTTAATTCACAAACAGGTGAAATAGATTTGAGATATATTCCAAATAATATTACACAAGATTTTTATACTGGTATAACTAGAGATGAAGATTAAACAAGGTATACCAGAACATAGAAGACTTGCTGTAACTACATGGGCTTTTGAATATTTTAAACATGTAACAGATAAAGATTATTTTTTCGCAATCATTGCTCAAGAAACCAATTGGAATTTATCTATTATGCTTGTAGATGGTGAAGAATTAAATGGATTATATTTATTCGGTGATAAACAAATCGATTCAATAAAACCAACATATGAGTTTGCAACTATGAGCGAATATAAAGGATTAAAAGGTATTGAAGGTGTATTACTTGCAGTGGATAAATCAATTCAAGGACAAGGATGGGGTAACAAATTAAAAGATTATCCTAAATCAATGGGTTTTGACTATATCTGGGGACAACAATTAAAAAGTCTTAAAAATTTAGAAAGTTGGTTAAGACGTAGAGATTTGGTTTGTTTAACACCAAGTGTTTGGGTAACAGCTGAAAAATTTGTAAAATAAATTTGGTGAATTCAAGTATTATTCGTACCTTTGCACTTAAGAAATAAAATAATTTGAAAATAATTACAAAAAAACTTGCTTTTTACAAAAATAGTTAGTACCTTTGTATAACTTTTAACAATAACAGTATATTTATAATAAAATGAGAACAATTAACATGCATATAATATCGATTAGCAATTGGAGACGTAATAGTCACCAGTTTGAGTCGGCTATGGCTGTTAATTTTTACGATGATTTTTAATCATAATAACAAATAACATTCAGACCCGACTCGGAGAAATCTAAGTCGGGTTTTTTATTTATTGACTATGCCAGAAGAAAGATTAAAAAAACTAGGAGTTGAAAAAACCAAGGTTTTGAATGCAGACTTCGATAACTTGTATGAAAAATACAAGAAACGAGCACTTGATGCTGGCTGTGAGGGTGAAATAAAATTCATCCGAGAACATGGTAGAGTGTTTATCTACGTAGTACTTTGACATATTGATTATCATACGAGTGTAGTTCAGCGGTAGAATCGTGGTCTCCAAAACCATTGACGGGAGTTCGAATCTCTCCACTCGTGCAATATACGTACATGGCCGAATGGTTATAGGCAACGGTCTCCAAAACCGAGAGCAAGTATTCTTTGGAATTAAGTCTCTATGTGGGTTCGAATCCTACTGTACGTGCAGAAGCAGTTGGCTGAGTGGCTTAAAGCAATCCTCCAATGAAAGAGGATGTCCCCGTTCTGGGGACCACAGGTTCGAATCCTGTACTGCGATATTTGGAGAGATAAGCCGAAAGAATCTGGGTAGCGGCAGCGGTCTTGAAAATCGAGGGCTCCTAGAAATAGGGTGTGTGGGTTCGAATCCCTCTCTCTCCGCAAATTTCGAATGGTACACGTTACGTACCCCAATTGGAAGGGTGGCAGAGTGGTCTATTGCACCAGTCTTGAAAACTGGAGGCCGTAACAGGTCCGTGGGTTCGAATCCCACCTCTTCCTCAATCTCCGCAAAATATGCGGAGATAAAATAAAACATTCTCCGCAAATTTGCGGAGAATAATATGGCGACCTTAGCTCAGTTGGTTAGAGCATCAGATTGTGGTTCTGAGGGTCACGGGTTCGAGCCCCGTAGGTCGCCCAAATTATATGGTGTCTGTAGTCCGTAAATGGTTATCGAGTCTGGTTGTGAGCCAGAAGAACGAAAGTTCCTTGCGAGTTCGAGTCTCGTCTGACACCCAAAATTCTCAAAGCAAATTAGTTTGAGGTCTTGCAAGACTTACTAATTAGAAGCGTGAAACATTCGTTTGGTATAAAGTGGTTCGAACCCATCTTTGAGAGCTAAAACAAAAACAAATGAAAAAGTTATTTGACATGCTTTGAGGTCTACTAAACAATAGACTCAAAGAAAATGAGTATCAACAGAAACAGAGCGAAGCTCAACAAAGCGATTAGTAATAATCAACACAACAGAATTTGGCTGTCTGAATTATACCCTAGATATTGGGATGAAGGAACTAGCTTCCATCCAACATATAGAAGAGGATATAAAAATCCAAATAAATATTTACAAATGTACGAAGTAAGAAAATATCGTACTTGGAAATATAACAGAAAAAATCAGTGGAAATAAAATTCCACAAATTGGCACATGGTGAAATGGTTATCACGCATCGCTGATACCGATGTATTCTCAGTTCGAGTCTGAGTGAGCCAACATATTGTGACGGGGCTGGATGGTTTAGGTACCACGCTGATACCGTGGGTAGGCAACTACAAAGTGAGTTCGATTCTCACCGTCACAACCTTGAACTTTCTGTACTTGCTACATATTTATAATATATGGCAAGACAAGAAAAGAAATTTAATTACATCTATAAGATTACTTGTAAAGTAACAAATAGATATTACATCGGAATGCATTCAACTGATAATTTGAATGATGGTTATTTTGGAAGTGGTAAAAGGCTTTGGTTTAGTATCAATTATCATGGTAAAGCGAATCATATTAAAGAAATACTTGAATGGTTACCAACAAGAGAAGCGTTGAAGAATAGAGAAAAAGAATTAGTTACTAAAGAATTGATTAATGAAGAGCTTTGTATGAATTTACAACTTGGAGGAGAAGGAGGATTTAGTGGTGAAGAACATCGTAGAAAATTTTTAGAAAAAGCAGTAACAATGTTTGTTGAAAATAAAGTGAAGATTAAAAATAGGAAAAAATGGTTATTTAATAATGATGATAACTGGTCAACTGAATACTCTAATAAAATGAGTAGTAACTCTAAAGGTAATAAAAGTTGGACAGATAAGAAACATACTAGTGATTCAAAACAATTAATGAGTGAATCACATAAAGGTAAACATGATGGAGATAAAAATTCACAATTCGGTACTTGTTGGATAACTAAAGAAGGAGTAAATAAAAAGATTAAGAAAGAAGACCTTGATTCATGGATAAATAAAGGATGGATTCAAGGAAGAATAAAAATATAGTATTTTATGAATAAGAAACTCTTGGCAACATGATGACCTAACGGTTAACTACCCACCTATGAGACAACTCTGAAAGTAGAATACTTAAATGGGGACGTACCGATGCAAGCTTATACCTTGTATAACCGTAATGGTCGTTGAAAATGTGGGTTCAAGTCCCATCGTCCCTACAAAATTGGATAGTAAGCTGACAAGGTGTAGCTGCGGTTTGTTAAGCCGAGGGTGGTAGGTTCGATTCCTACACTATCCGCAATAAAAATAAAAATATGATAGTAGTACATAGATTAGGGATAAATAAAACTATAATTGAATCTTCAAATGGACCTGTTTATACTTATGAATATAAACGAACAATAAATAATGGTCCAACATACATAACGTATTCACATAGTATTGAAGAACTAACAGAATTAAAAGAAAACGAATTTAAAGAATATAAGGATAAGTAGTAATAATGGTAAAACGGTTGTTTGTTAGACATCAGTATGTGCAAATTGTCATATTGAAATACATGAAGAATTAAAAAAAAATACGGATGGTTTGCTTTAGTTGGTCGAAAAGTCCAGACTGTTAATCTGGTGAACGTAAGTTCCATCACAGGTTCGAATCCTGTACCATCCGCAATCCCGACATATCACCTCGCTCTCATAAGGCGTTGAAAGTGTAATTGGTCACATGTCAGTTCGATTCTGACTGTCGGGACAAACAAATGCACCTATAGTCCCATTGGTCTTCGAAATCAATAAGGGTAGCGGAACTGAAATCGGGGGTTCGAATCCCTCTAGGTGTTCAACATGCACTCATAGCTCAACTGGATAGAGCATTCGCCTACGAAGCGAAAGGCTGTAAGTTCGAATCTTACTGAGTGTACAAATGGTTCTATAGTTTATTAGGATAGAATTTGGATTTCCTAAATCTAAGGGCTCAGTTCGAATCTGGGTGGGACTACTGAAAGTCGGGAACGTTTCAGACGTAACCGTACAAATGCCGATATACACGAGTTTGCCTTCTAAGCAGATAATCGTAACTGGATGTGCAAATGTGGGTTCGAATCCCATTGTCGGTTCTAAATGGTTCCATCGTTCAAGGGAAGGACAATTGCCTTCTAAGCAATTAATATAGGTTCGAATCCTATTGGGACTACAATGGAGAGTAATGCGGTATGGTTGCCGTCCTTGTTTGCTAAACAAAGGGTACCGAAAGGTATGGGATTCGATTTCTCTGCTCTCCGCAAATAGACTAAACTTTTAGTCAGATAATCAATATTTATAAGTATGAAACAGCTTATAAAACAAAGACTTAATGAAGCACTTAAAGGTGGTTCAATTACAGTTTATCACGGTTCACCAACACAAATCGCTAAATTTACTGATGATTTCGTTGGTGGGAAAGAGGCTGTGGACCAAGAGGGGCCTGGAATTTACTTTACATCATCAAAAGAAGAAGCAAATGGTTATGGTGAGTTTGTATATACTGCAACCATCACTCCAAGACTTCTTTTAGACAAAACACCAACCAATCCAAAAAAATTACGTCCTCTGGTTACCAAAATGACCATGATGGCCCCAGAATGGGAAATGCATGCCCAAAATTACGATGAAAATCCTAAAAAAGGTGTTAATGTGTTCGTAGACAGTGCATTAGATTATAATGACACTGAAAAAGACGTTGCTCAACAAATTTGGTATGATTTTTACAAAAATGAACCAGTTGATTATGTTAGAAACATGGTTAAAATGGGAATTGATGGTCTTTGTATCCCTAAAGAATATAATGATGTAACTCACTATATAATTTACAATCCAACAATCATAAAAGTTCAACAATAATTTGGTAATCTCAGATTTAATTCGTACCTTTGCTTTATGAATGAAAAGTTGAACATATTAGGTAAAGTGGTTACAAAACCAAACCAAGAATTAATCATAATGCGTGGAATACCAGGCTCTGGCAAGTCAACAAAAGCCAAGTCTCTTGTTGGTGATGGTATCATCCACTCTACTGATGCTGTTATTGAATCAATAGGTGACTACCGAGCATTTTTTACTGCAATGATTGAATCTAAGGATTACTCTGCATTGCATAAGGCTCATGACACAAACTTTAAAAACGCAAAGAAGTCAATGAAGGCTGGTATATCACCAATCATTATCGACAACACAAATATCAAGGCAAACGAACCTAAAAAGTTTGTTGTTGAAGCTTTGAATATGGGATATGATGATGCTAACATCCAAATTGTTGATGTTGGCACTGGTGGATTGGATGCGGAAGCATTGTCTGCTAGAAACACACACGGTGTACCATTGGATAAGATTGAAGCAATGATACAATCTCATAAGTCAGTTGGTGAATTAACACTTAAAAAAATACTTGAAGCTAAAGACATGTTTAAAATCTCTCCAATCTTATACTCAGCTGTTATGTTGGACCGAGCATCTTTGAACAAGTTGCTTACCCCAATTAATTACAATATGGACCCACCAAAGAATTGGATTATGGGTCGAGAAGGTAAAGAGTTTTGTGACCATATGACTATTTGTCTTGGTCCACTTAAGGATAAGTCAGATATTGGTAAAGAGGTTACTCTTACGGTAACACATGTTGGTCTATCTGATATGGCTATGGCTTTTAAAGTAGAAGGATACAAATCAAAAAATGCTATCCCACATATTACACTAGCTGTTAATCCAGATGGTGGTATGCCAAAGATGAGCAATGAAATAACGAAGTGGCAAGACGTTAAACACTTTATTGTGAAAGGTATTGTTACGGAAGTAAGTAGATATAAAAAGAAAGATGAACAATCAGCCACAGTTAAATCTTAAAGGGTGGGGACTTGTTGATGCAGAAATTCTGTGGAACGAGGGGAAGCTCTTTAAGATTTCTTTTTTTCATATGATTGAAAGAAAAACAGAAATATTTCATTTTACCGAAATATTGAATTTCAATGAAATTTACATTGATAAAACCCTTAAAATAATACCTTATGATGGTGCGTTGGATAATACAAAATAATCTTTCAGCTGAAGGTGGTGATTTTCATAAAATGGCTAAAGCTTGTGAAGAATTAGGTATTGAATATGAAGGTATTAAAGTAATTCCTTTTTCTCCAGATATTCCAGAATTTACCAAAGATGATAAGATAAACATTTACTATGGTGCAACAACACTTATGTATAATATTTATCACCAATTAAATAAACCCATGGGTTTATTTTTTGATGAAGAAAAGTTTTCAATTGAAAACTATATTAAAGCTTGGGGAAATCACATGCTTAATTCTGAAGCTAAAATAACTACATTTAGAGATTTTGTAAAAGAGAATCATCCAGATGATACACTTTTTTTCACTAGACCAGATGCTGATGATAAAAGTTTTGTTGGGGATGTTAGAACATTTGCTGAGATGAAAAATTTTATCAATGGTGCTATGAAAGCAGATAATGTTATTCTTACTGAAGATACAAAAATCATCGTAAGCACTCCATATAAAATAGATAAAGAATGGCGAAACTATATAGTGGATGGAAAAGTTGTTACTAGTAGTTTATATCGTGAAAATTTTAGGTTAAAGAAAGATGGTAATGATATCCCAAAAGATATGATTACATTTGTGGAAAGTAGATGTATAGAATATATGCCCCATAAAATGTTCGCTATGGACATTGCATTATGTGGTGGTGATTATTACATAATAGAGTGTGGTTGTTTAAACTCAGTTGGTTTATATCATTCAGATGTCAAAAAAATGATTGAATCGGTTAGTAATTTCGTAAATAAAGCATAATTTTTGGTAAAATAGGGATATTTATTATAAAAACCCTAGATTATGAAAAAAGTGATAATTACCGAAAAAGAGAGACAAAACATCATTTCTCAAAAAGAAAAAGCTATCATGGAAAGCTTTGCTTCTACCTATAACAAGATTAAAAGACTTGATGAAGCTGAAGAAGTTTCTGAAATTTTTGGGTGGTCTGAAAAAGAAAAACAAGCTAGAATTCAAGATATTACGACAAAATTCGATACAGCTGCTAATGCTTGGATTGAAGGTCAAAAAGCTAAGAATCCTAACCTTAATGTACAATTGTATCAAGGTGAAGTTGCCAAGGCAAGACAAAATGCCATCAACAGTGCAGTTGAAAGAAGCAAAGAAATGGGTGCCAAAGATGGTGCTTTTAGCTTTGTTATCAAAGGTGGTAAGTTATATGTTCAGTTTGAACAAGGTAACAAATTTGCTACTGGTAAAGCTGGTGGGTTTAGCGAATAAATTTGGTTATTTCGAAAATTATGCGTACCTTTGTGTTTCATAAGGGTCACTAGCATATGATATTAATTAATATTAAAACTCAACACACATCAAAGGCTTTAGAGTCTATGATAAAGGTATTGGATAATGCTAGAATTGAATCACTTAAGAGTCTTTATCGCAGTTTTGAACATTTAGAATATTTATTGGTAAACAACCATGTAGGAATGTTTGCTAATGTTGATGAAAAGACACTTGAAACGTTAAAATCTGAGTATACCAAAATAGGTGTTACTTTTACAATTGAAGATATCACCAAGTCTGTTTTGTTTGGGACTCACCCAACAATATCTGATGTTAACAAACACGATGATTTACGAAAATTTATTAGTCATTTTGTAAACGATAATTTAACACTCAATATTGTGTTGGATAAGATTAATGAAAAAGGTATTGACTCATTATCGTTGAAAGACAAAAAAATATTAGAATCGGTATGATAACGGCACAAGTAGTTCTAATAAATAAAGAAGGGTACGTATTAGGTGTATCTAGGAAAACTGACCATAATGATTTTGGTTTGCCTGGTGGGAAGATGGACCCAGAGGATAATGAAAATCCAATCACAACAGCTATTCGTGAAACACTTGAAGAAACTGGTTTAAGAATCAGTAATTTAAAGTTGGTGTTTGCTATTCACAAATCGGGAAATATGGGTTATACTTATATGGCTGATTACGAAGGTGAGATAAATCATAATGAACCACATGTTGTTAAATGGGTTCCATTTGATGTTTTGATTAGTGGTAGCTTCGGTAAATACAATCAATTGGTTTCAGAATCATTAGAGAGTATGGGAGTTTACTATTTGTTAGCTGAATTACCAAAAAATAAATATCTTTATGCAATAGATAATAATAATTTTATTCATTTTACATCTGAAGCATATTGGAAACAAAATAAACGAAAACAATTAGTTTTAAAGGGTGAAGCTTTAGACGATTTGTATTATATAAGTGAAAATAACAGGGTTGTATTTCATGATGTTATTGGGGCTAAAGAAGAATTGTTCTTAATCTCAAAAAAAAAATAATGAAGAAATTACTGGCCTTGAAGAAATAGAAACCATTTTAAAAAAATGTGGATTTATAAAGAACAAAAAATTTACGGAGTATGTCAATTCAAACAATAGCGTTTACAAAGACTAAACTACCTTTTGGTTGGATGGGTAACATGAGTCCATACCCTATAAAATTTGGTGAAGATACATATAAAACAACTGAAGCACTATTTCAAGCACTTAGATTCTCTGATAACGATATTAAAGCTATTATAAGAGAAGAAAAGTCTCCGATGGGTGCAAAGCTAGCTGCAAAGTCTAGAATAGCGCAAATGACAATAGAACAGCTTTCTGAAAAGGATGTTGCCAATATGCGTATGTGTGTAAAACTTAAAGTAGAACAACATCCAACGCTTGGTGTCGAATTATTGTCTACTGGAAATGCTATAATTATTGAGGATGTAACCAATAGAGGTGATAAGGGTAGCAACTTATTTTGGGGTGCTATGTTGGTTGATGGTGAATGGGTTGGCAGAAATGTATTAGGTAACATTTGGATGGATTTAAGAAAAGAGATGGTAACAGTTGGAATATATAATTTTATTTAGTATCTTTGTATAATGAAAGATAGACATTTAGAATTAAGTTCAAAATTGATGGAGATGGGAAGAGCCCTTATTAAAGAGGGTAAAGAAAATCGTGATTTCGCTATCGCTCAATCTGGAACCAATTTAATTACCATTGGAAGTTTGTTATTGGATGAACCTAATCTGCTTTTGTTTGGACAAATGTGTGGATTATTTGCTTCTAAGATTATTTTGGATAATATGGAAAATAATCACCATGAATATATGGATTATTTACGACAAAAAAGTGAAAAAGAAACTTATGAAGATTTCATAAAACGAATTAATAAATTGAGAGAAGACAACGGTCATTCTCCAATTGAATAAGAAACTGGGCCAGATTTGCAGATGCTCTGGAGGTGGTTGCCACAAATAAATCTGTCCGTCACTATCAGAGACGTTAAGGCTGGTTGTAAAAGGTGTCATCCCTACATTGGAGTCTATTAATCTTGCAAGGTAGTAGATATGGGAAAATGGTTCCATAGGTAAACGGATATACCAAAAGTTTTCTAAACTTTTATTCCAAGTTCGATTCTTGGTGGAGCCACAAAGGGGATAATATTTTGAACTTTTCCATTGTTCTAGATATTTATTAATATGGAAAAAGAAATATTAGTTGAATATGTTAAATCTGGTTTATCACTAGGTGATATTAGCAAACAAGTTGGTAAAGGAAAAACAACAGTTAGGTATTGGTTAGATAAGTATAAACTGAAAACAAATAATTTATCTTTTAAAGATAAAGGCGTTGTTGAATATGGTGATAGTAGGTGTTGTATTAGATGTAAAAATGATAAACCTATAAGTGAGTTTTATCAAAGACGAGGAAAAGAAGGTGGTTCGGTTTATTGTAAAATATGTACTAGTGAACAAACAACTGAAAGACAAAGATTATTTAAAGGATTATGTGTTGAATATAAAGGCGGTAAATGTCAAGTTGAAGGTTGTGGGTATAATAAATACATTGGAGCATTAGAGTTTCATCATTTAGACCCAACACAAAAAGATTTTAGTATATCTGATGTTAAAGGTTATAAATTTACTAAAAAAATAACAGAAGAATTAGATAAATGTATACTTGTTTGTTCAAATTGTCATCGAGAAATACATGAAATAAAGAGATTGGCAGAAGCCGATAGGGGTAAACAAACAAGACCCAGCGACAGAAAAAATAATGTTAAAATCCCGATTTGCGTGATGTGTACAGTGGTGATATAAGAACACTCGTTTGTCTTTACACAGTGAAACAAATCTATAAATAATCCCGTATAATTGACTTTATACGGGATATTTATTATAAACAAGAATACAATGAAAAAGGTGCTATTTTTACTACTTTATTTGGTAATGGTTAATAGTTACAGTCAAGATACTGTGAGAACTACTAATATACTGTTAAATCAATCATATGAAACAAAAAATCAGTTGATTGTCCAATTAGAAAAACAACTTCCTAGTGTGTTAGCAGCTCCAGTTAATGATAACTGTGCTAATGCAACTGTATTGGTTGTTAATGCTCCATGTACTGGCGGTACCACCAGTGGTGGTGGAACCACTACAATTAAGACTACATATTCATTGGTTGATATAAAACCATATGATGGATTATCATACTATAGATTGAAACAAACTGATATGAATGGAAACACCAAGATGTTTAATATCATAGCAGTTACTAGAAATAATTCAAATATCAAGGTGATTAAAATCACCAATGTATTAGGCCAAGAAGTATCTGAAGAATCAGAAGGAATAAAGATTTACTATTTCAATGATGGTAGTGTAATGAAGAGGGTGAGTAAATAATATGACAACTGTAGTTTTTGAATTCAAGAAAACAAATAAGTTTAAAAAAAATGTAGGGAAACATAGTGTTTCATATGAATTATTTTTTTTTAAAATATGGGTATTACATGATGATTTTATGACTACCATAGAAAAAATTCATAATCATGGTTTTTCTGAGGGTCGAAAGACAGGGCAAAAAGATAGTTCAAAATTTTCAAAAAATTAGTGTAATAAATTTGGAAGTTCGGATAATATTCACTACCTTTGTAGCTTAATTAGACTTCTTATGTTAGCAATACAAAAATACATCTTAGAACACGGTATCGAAAAGGCAATCAATGACTTTAAGTTAAAAACTAGAGTCTATGAGAATAAAATCCTTTTGAAGTATGACCAATTGGTCTCTCCAACTCTTATGGCTTTGCAAGAAATGCAAGACTGCCGTGGTATAATACTTGACCGTAAGGATTTTAAGGTTATGTCATTGGCATTTAGGAAGTTCTTCAACTCTGAAGAAGGAAATGCTCATAAAATTGACTGGAACACAGCACACATACTTGAGAAGTTAGATGGCTCTTGTATGCAAGTGTATTGGGACCATTATAAGAACACTTGGTTTGCTGGTACTACTGGTACAGCTGAGGGTGAAGGTGAAGTAAACAACAAATTGGGTACTACATTTAATGACTTATTTTGGAATACTGTTAAAGAAAAGTACAATTTGAATACAGACCAAATGTCTAAAAGATATTGTTTTGTATTTGAGTTAACAACACCATATAACATCGTTGTAAAACCACATGGTGAATCATCAGCATCATTATTGACAGCTAGAAACTTAGATACACTTGAAGAAGTGTCTCGTGAAGAACTGGTACAAATAGGTGCTACTCTTGGTGTGCCAGTTGTTAAGTCATATGACTTGAATGCTAAAGACGTTGGAGCAATCTTACGTACATTTGAGAACATGATATGGCATGACGAAGGTTATGTTGTAGTAGATGCTAAATTTAACCGTGTTAAAATAAAGAACCCAGCTTATGTTGCAGTCCATCACCTTAAGGGTAAGTCAGCTGAACATAACATATTAACTATTGTTAAATCCAACGAGATTGAAGAATTTGGTGCTACGTTCCCAGAACGTAAAGAAGAATTGTACAAGCTTAAGGAAAACTACGATAAGTTAATTGTTAAATTGAACGTGGTGTGGGATGAATTAGCAATAAGAAAGCCAAAGAACATTATGCCAGAAGAAAAGAAGAAGTTTGCTCAAGCGGTATTTGAAGTATGTGGAAAACACAACGTTAAAAACTTTACTGGGTTATACTTTGGTCTTGCTGACGGTAAGGTTAAATCAGTTGAAGATTTTATGTTTAACTACGATGACAAGGCGTTATATAAAATCCTTTAAATGAATAACGATTTATTACAATTAATGCATGATACGATGGGTAAAACAGCCGCCATGAAGGGGGCTGTTAACCTATTACAAATGGGTTCTTTAACAAAAGAAGAAGAAACCAAGATGCTTGATATAATTGATAAGAGTGCAGATGCGTTGATGAAAGTAATTGATGTTTATTACATAAAAGAGAAAGAAAAACTTGCAAGTACCGAATTAAAATCGTAAATTTGTAAAAACCACTACTATGGCTGTTAAATTTAAAGAGTTAAACGATAGGTTACAATTATCACCTTTATCAGACAAAGAATTAGCCGCAGTAGATGCTGTTGAGCGATGGATTGATGATGAAATTAAAGAACGTTTTAAAGGAGATGAAATGCGTTTCAGACTTTACCCTGTTCAATTTAAACGAACTATTCAAGATAGAGGTACTGATTGGCCAGATGTCAGAAGAAATCTTATGTATGCTGAATTAATAAGTAGATATGAAAAGGCTGGTTGGGAATGTAAAGAAGAAATAGCTGATTCACACGATAGATATGGACAAGATTATTTTGTATTAAAAGGAAAAGTATAATGGATAACTATAACGATATAAATGCAGCATGGGCAAATAAAATTGCTTCGACTCAATTGGGTGAAATAGCACTAAAACAATTACATGAGTGTTTGGATAAGATTAAAATAGCGGCTAGTAAAAACGCATTCAATATTAGTGTAATGTCTTTGGAAGATATTAATAGAAAAGAATTAGAAAAACGTGGCTTTAAGGTAAAATTTTATGAAGGTGATTATAGAGACCAACGAGAACGTGATTATTATACTATAAGCTGGTAATGTTCAAATTGTTTCAAGAGCTATTAACCAACCCATGGTACGCTGCAATATTGGTATTTTCACACAGATATTAATGTTATATTTCCGTACAATTAATATTTTTTACACAACACAACAAAATTTATTTGGTTCAATATGGTCTAATAATGCCAATGCGATTGCTTGGTTATTGTCGATGACAATAGGTATGAACTCAATGATAAACGGACAAGTAATCCCAATAATTGCTTATCTAATAGGTGGAAGTTTAGGGACTTATTGGGGAATTAAAAGAGAACAAAAACATCATGGAATTACAAAAGACATTAAAAAGTAAAGGATTCTACATTGGTAGAGCAATCACTTGGTCTAAAAGCGTATATCGTGAAGACAACCCAAAAAGTGTCTGTGTATTTAACGCATGCATCGTGACCCCAAAAGAAGGCCAAGCTTGGTTCGGTGATTTAGATTTAACCAAAGATGGTAATATTTTAAAAGAGGTAGCGACCATAATTGGTGAGCCACTTTACATATTGAGAGAATCAACAGCTATTAATACTGAAAAGAAAGGTATTGATGTGATGATTTCTGAAGCTACGTGGAATACCACCCAAGAAGTTCCTTCAAAAAATTAATTTGTTTATTTAAAATCTTTTTTGTACCTTTGCAAGATGAAACAGGATTACGAGAAAATGAAAATTGCTCTACGTGCATTCTTGCAAGGTAGAAAGTATTATAATGCTTTACGTGCAATGGATTTTGCTGAGAAGCGTCATACTGGTATTAGAAAAGACGGTGCACCAGAATTCTCCCATCAAGTAACACAAGCATTGTATGCAATTACAATGGTTGATTTGCTCATGTTTCCAGAAGCAACTATTTGCGTTACAAAATGAGATGATAATCGGAAAAATTCCGATTATCTATACAAAATAAAACACTGTATCAATATGACATTAAACGAATTTGAAAAAGAAATAGCCGAAATTAAACGTCAACATCCAAATGCTGGCGATATGGAGCTTGGCCCAGTGTTTTGGCAAGGTGGAAATAATGTATTAATGATGATAGATAAGCTTACTGTTGAATCCAAAACTGGGTGGGATGGTAAAGATGCTATTGGTATTCATTGGAATTGTTAAAATTATAGATATGAATTCAAAAATTAAAAATTGGTTATATGAATTTCATCACGGGCATCCATTTCTTTTAAATGAAGAGGTAGATATTATATGCAAAACGAGATTTGATGAAAAATACAAATGGATGAACGATGCCCAAATACAAGAATTGGTAAAAATAAGAGTTAAAGCAATGTATAAAAAGAAATTCCCAAAGGCGAAACAGTGGAGGCTAAAGAAATTTGTATGAATAAGTATATAATTACCTTACTTAAATAATTTATGAAAAATAAAAAAGAAAATAATATAATTGACTTCGTGATAGCGGCTCAAATAAATGTTTTAGAATCGTTAAAAATTGATTACTATAATATAACTGAAGGGATTGGTGGTTCTGCTGGTGATAATTATGTTGGTTTAAAACAGATAACAAAAAAGATAAATTCATTAAAAAAGAAACTTAACAATGATTAAGGGAAAATTAAAAGTAATTATGTTGCCAACAGGTAATGAGATTTATCATGATAGTGTTAATGCTTTAATGTTTGATGAGCATAAACAATTGGTCCATGCCAATTCAACTACTCAAACGAATAAAGCTTGTGTGCCTCAACATTTATATTTTGTATCTAATGATAAGATTGAAAAAGATGATTGGGCGATTCATACAAATAATGAGGGAATAAGATATGTTTTCAGAGTAAGTGAAGTTTCAAAGCTGCCATTAACCAATGATATATTATTGTATAATGAAGATGGGGCTTTCTTTGTTCCATTTTGTTGTGCTAAAATAGAAGCAACTACAGATTTTTTACCAGCTAAATATCCAAGTTATGCTCTGCCTCAAATACCTAAATTATTTGTAGAAAAATATATTGAATTTAAAGGTGGTATCCGAGAAGTTCAAGTTGAATATGAAGAATATATACCAGCAGACTCTAATGAAGATTTAAACTATAAAGGTTATGAAACCTTATCTAAGCTTAAGCTAAACACTGATAATACAGTTATAGTTAACGAAATCATTATAAGTTATGAAAATAAAAATCATGTGACAAAATCAAATGAAACTATTGAATTTGCTAAATGGTTAAAAAATACTGATAATGGCACTGAACATCATAACTATACAACAAATGAGCTTAGTGCAAGTATCAGCTTTAGCCCTTATGATTGTTTTATTGATAATATCATGACAATTGAAGAGTTGTATGAATTTTATAAAAATAAGTGCGTATAATATGACGGAAGAACAAAAGGAAGTCTTGAAAGACAACACATATTACGACCAAACTGGTAAACAGATTCTAATTGGTGATTTATTAAAGGTTTTCCATTTTATCGGACCAGGAAGAAAGAAAAATTATATGTATTTCACTGTTGTTATGGAAGGTACTGAAGGAAGCGAAAAAGACTTTCCTGTAATGGCTTGTCAAATACATTATGCAGATAAACCACATGTTAGAATGTATGTTTGTGCAAATAAACAAACAAGAGTTTATGAAACAGCTAAGATAATCTCTGAACGAGATTGGGAAACAAAACGTAAACGAATTAAAAAATGAATTTATATGTCATTAAATTAACTAGTTATCATTTTATAGTTGATAAAGAAATGGTTTTTGAGTTTATTACGTTGAGAAATGGCGTGTATATATTGGCTGATAGTATAGAAGGAGCACAAGAAAAATTTGTTCAAAGAAAAGACTTATATGCTGTATTAGAATCGTTTGATAACTATCATTTAGACATTAAGGTAATTGCTTCTGACATAACATTATTACAATAGCTAATGAAAAATAAAATTAACAATATATTATGGTTTTTGAAGCCCAAGTTATCAAAAAAAAGACTTGACGAGTTTCAAGAGCTGATTGAAGAGCTTGTTGAGCAAAAGTATAAATTAAGGTCAATATCTAAAGATAGTTTTTATAAATGGGCGAAGGATAAAATTGAAGAGAACTATAAATTTGGAAAACAGAGTGCTTCTATTATGCATCAACAGAGATATGCTGAAGAAATAAAAGCAATAGAAAAAACACTTGAGATATATGAACAACATATCAAAGAGCGTGGGCAAATTTAAGACAAATGTTTCCAGCTTCTTCTTTTAACTATTTTATCAATACACGGTGGATTAACATCATATTTTTTACTTAATTCTGTTATGGTTTTTCCTTTATTAAAATATAAATCTCTTATTTTCAGAACATCTCTTTCTGATAGTTTAGCGTTTGCGTTTCCAGAACCTTTTCTTTTTAAACGCATTTTTTCTTTGGTTGTTTCAGTTGCTTTTTTACCAGTAGCTCTTTTTCTTGAATTTTCAACAACTGTAATTGAATGGTTTCTTCCAAACATAGGGTTGTTTTCTCCAGATACATCATGGTGGTTTAGAGCTATGTTACTTTTATGTTCTTCGCTGAATTTTTTACCAGTATGGGCTTTTGATAATCTGTCTCTAGTTTCTTTTGACTTTATATGCCCAGCAGCTCCATCGCCACCAATTGTTAGATTTGTAAGTGGTCCTAATTTTAAATCAGCTCTACCAATAGAACTTATCATTTTTATTTCTAAAGCAATAGCATCATTTTCAAGCATATTTTCTTTATATGTAATTATGATTGGCAATAAATTTTTGGAAATAATCTTTCTAATCTTATTAAGCTTATATGATTTTTTATCTTTTTTTGAGTCTAATATATGTCTGTCTTTTCGTCTCTCACACCCTTTACCAATATAAAATGGTTCATAGTCAAATGTATATTCGCCATAAGCATATTTACCAGATTTTCTGGGGTCTAAATACACATATACATAAAATCTATTACTTGCTTTCATTGATTAATATATTTTTGTTCTTTTTTAATAATTTTAGGTCAAGTTCCATAAGGGCTCTTATTCTCTTGCTAGAAGTATATCCTTGCTTATTGCACATATTTTTATATGCCTCAGATAACTCTTTTGTTATTCTGAATGTCATGTATTTAGTTTTTTCCATGTTGGTATTTGTTGGTACATATAAATATCATGAAAAAAGTAAAAATCGAAACTTTTTTGTTAAATTTGCGTATAAAAGAAGACTATGACTCAAGACTATAATAAGATGAAGATTGCTATTCGTTCATGGATGGATGGCAGAAAATACTATAAGGCAATTAGAGCGATGAACTTCGCTGAAACTTACCATCAAGGGACAAGAAAGGATGGGCAGCCAGAGTTTTCTCACCAAGTCAGTCAATTGTGTTATGCCAGAACTATGGTTGATAACTTCTTATATCCAGAGGAAACACTGTGTGTAATTGCATTACATGATTTAACGGAGGACTACAACGTTACACACAAAGAATTATTAGATTTATTTGGTTCGCTAGTTGCTGATGCAACTCTTAAAATGTCTAAAGTTGTGGAAGGTATTAGAATATCAGATGACATTTATTATAAAATTATGTCTACTTGTCCTATTGCATCTGTAGCAAAGGGGTTTGACCGTGTACATAATCTAATGACTATGCTTGATGGTTTTAAACCACAAAAACGTGCTTCTTACATTGACGAGACACTTGAAAAAACAGTGCCTATGCTTAAGACTGGAAGACGAAGTTTCCCAGAACAGGAACCTGTTTATGAAAACATTAAATTCGTAATGACCAATCAAATTCAGCTATACAATGCTTTGAATGAAAAAGATTTGGCAGAGTCAAAATAATTAACTACCTTTGTAACTTCAAAACCCAACACAACTATGAGTATTAAATTAATATTGGATAAAATTGCCGCTATCAGTGGAAAAAACGATAAAGGTAAAGAATTAAGTAAACATAAAGATAATGAGTTACTTAAACGAGTAATTTATTTAGCACATTCTCCAAGAATTAAATTTTATATCAAGCAGATACCAGAATACACACCAAATGGTGGTCATTCGTTGGATATGGCGATGCTTGGGTTAGATGGATTATCTAGTCGAAAAGTAACTGGCAGTGAAGCAACTAGTTATTTAAAATCAATCTTAACTTCATTGAATGAAGATGATGCTTACGTTATTGAGCGCATTATTGATAAAGATTTGAAAATTGGTATGGACTCTGGGATAAACAAGGTTATACCTAATCTCATTGAAGAAACACCATATCAAGGTGCTAAATCATTCTCTGAGAAAGGAGCACTTAAATTATTTGGTAAAGGTAAAGTTGTTATGTCACAAGTTAAAGCTGACGGAACTTACAGAAATGCTATTATAAGAAGTGGTGAAGTAGAATTAATATCAAGACAAGGTGAAGTATCATCTTTAGATGGTGCAAAATTTTTGAAAGAGTTATCAACATTAGATGACTGTGTATTGAATGGTGAATTAACCATTGATGGTTTCAAAAGAACGATAGCCAATGGTATGGTAAACTCAATCATGGATATCACAGAGAAAGCCAATGAAAGAGGCCCAGAGGAAACTCAGAAGAAAATAGATGCTTTTGAAGAAAAGCATGGTAGTTATGCCGATGCATTAAACGCTATGCGATTTACTGTTTGGGATAAAATTACAGTTGAAGAATATTTTGAAGCAAATTCAGACACACCTTATAGTGTTAGGTTTAAAAATCTTGAACTTGCTTTATCTAGTCATAATCTTGAAAATGTTAGTGTTGTTGAAACACGATACATTAAAACATATGCTGAAGCGATTGAACACTTCTTGGATACTCAAAAAAGAGGTTTAGAAGGAACAATAATCAAATCATCTGAAGCTGGATGGAAAGATGGTAAGCCAACATACCAAATCAAAATGAAACTTGAAATGTCTATGGATTTGAGAATCGTTGGATTTAAGTATGGTACAAAAGGCACCAAGAACGAGAATGTTATTTCAGTTTTAGAGTTGGAATCAGAATGTGGTTTGTTAAAAACAGCACCAGCTGGGATGACTGAAGAAATGATGGCCGATATAACAAAAAGACAAGCGGAACTTTTGGGTACAATTGTTGAAATCAGATGTTGTGGACTTTCACAAACAGATAAAGGTTGGTCAACACAACATCCATCTGTAACTGAATTGAGACCCGACAAGAATACTTGTGATACCTTAGAATCTTGCAAAGAAATTGAAGAAATGGCTAAGACATTAACAGTTAAAAGTTAAAACTTAAACAATGAGTAAAAAACAGATTATTGGTTTAGTCTTAGGACTTCTTTTCGTATATGGAGTCGGGTTTGGTTCACTCATCTGGTGCATTCGAGGTGATAAAAAAGAACTTGCTGAGAAAAACGAAAAATTAGCTCGTGAACAATCGATAAGTTCAACTTGTTCATTAATTAGAGATTCATTGTTTCGTGCAAACGCTGAATTATCTAAATACAAGACACTTACCCAAGCAATGGTTCGTAGAGATGAAGTAACTGGCCAGCTAAAATATAAGGTTGGTGATTTGGCTTATCTTAAGAATGATTCAGCAAGGGTAGTAATAGAAGATGTACTGATTGGTGGTGGGAAGTACAACTACTATGTAAAATACAGAGTCTTATTGAAAGACAACACCACAAGGGAAATAGTTCCCGAATTAATTTACTAAAAATAAAATGAAAAAAGTATTTCTATTAGCATTTGCGTGTTTGATTACAACATTTGTTACAGCACAAACGGATTCAACGAAATCCAAAATTACTGGCTATGTTTCAGCTGGATTATCAACATCAAATGGGAACAATTTTAATGCCGCATCATATGTCGCTCTAGAAGCTGGTGCTATGTATAAAAATATTTCCTTTGGTGGTATTTTTGGTCGTGGTAACTTGGTTGGTTTTGCTGAAAAGACAGATATTTTAGCAAATTATTATTTTGAATTTAAAGGTGCTGGTTATATTCCAATCAGCGGTCCATTAAGTGCAAATGTTATTTTTGGTTGGGGTGGATATTTTAACTCTACACATCGATTAATAGAATATGGTGCTGGATTATCATACAGTGTAGGTAAAATGGGTTATGGTATTACATACAGCAATTGGGATGGGGTAAATTATGTAACCCCAAGTATAACATTTAATTTTTAATTATGAACGGAATACAAATACAAATAATTGGTGCCTTTGGTAGTGGAAAAACACGCATAGCACAAGAAATTGTTGATACCCTACGAGAAAAAGGGTTAGCTGTTAAATGGGATGTTAGCCCAGACCACAAGACTGAAGCAGATGCTAGGATTGATGGTTCTGATAGATTAAACGCATTGGAAAATGTTGCGGATAAATCAACAGTTATTGTTAAAGAAATACAAGCAGCTAAAGATTTTAATGCGGCTTTAAATTATCGTGTACAAGGGTATAAAAAAGAAGGAAAATAATGTTAGACGATTTTAAAATTGTTTTAGATAAAGAGATTGAAGCAATTCAGTCAACACAAACATACTATGAAAATAGTGGTTTTCATACCTTAAGAGCAATACAAATGGTGTATGAAGTTGAACCACCAATTACTGATGAGGATAAGAAAAAATCTAATGATATAAATAAAGAAATAGCTGATATTTATGTATATCAAACCTTATTATCTAAATTAAAAAAACAATTAGAAGATACTAAAGTTATAGTTATCGAAGTAGAAAAATTTAAAGACAAATAAAATGAAAAAACACATTAGTATGCCTAGCATTGAGCAATTCAGAAATGTAGTTGCTAGTGTTAATAGACAATTTAATTTTGTTGGTCTTGATGAAAATGGTGAAGCAATTTACGACCATACCAAGATTAAACCGACACTTACATTTAAAGGTACTGTAAAACTACATGGTACCAATGCTGCTGTTTGTTATAACACAGTTGGTGGTCTATGGGCTCAATCAAAAGAGAATATAATCACACCAGAAGCAGATAACATGGGCTTTGCTTTCTTTGTTGAAAGCAATAAGGAATCATTTCATAGTTTAGTTGACAAAGTAGTTGATAACACACATGTAGATACTGCAATGAATACTATTTCAATCTTTGGTGAGTGGGCTGGCGGTAGCATTCAAAAAACTGTTGCACTTAATAATCTTCCTAAATCATTCTTTATCTTTGGCGTTAAGATTAGTCCAATTGTTGATAAGAACGATGAGGCCGCTGTTAAAGCCAATCCATCATACTGGGTTGACCACACATACTTAAGAAGTCCAGAACAAAGGATTTTCAATATCAATGATTACCAAACATGGGAAATTGATATCAACTTCAATGAGCCAGAAATGGTTCAAAACAAACTAAGCGAATTAACCATTGCTGTTGAAGAAGAATGTCCAGTTGGTAAAGCTTTTGGATTCTCTGGAATTGGTGAAGGTATCGTATGGTCTTGTGAGTTCAAGAATGTTGTTCACAGGTTCAAGGTGAAGGGTGAACTTCACGCTGGTAAATCTAAAGTTAAGACACTTAGTAAAGTTGATGATGTAAAAATTAATAAAGCACGTGAAATTGCTGATAAAGTAACACCAACTTGGAGACTTGCTCAAATGATTGAAAAATCATGTGATTTAGGTAATGGCGGTGAACTTGATAGAGCTAAATTAGGGTTTTATCTTAAGATGGTTATGGATGATGTGTTAAAGGAAGATTCAGATATATTAATTGAAGCTGGTTTAGAACCAAAAGATGTGTCTAAGTATGTATCTGAAATTGCTAGACGTTACTTCTTTGACCAAGAAAAAGTTTAATGTAAATCATTCTCATAAATGGCATACCAACCTGTATATTTAACATAAGTTTCTTTTCTAGGAGCTTGTGTTGTATATAATGGTAATCCTTTGGTTTGTATTGATTTGATAATAACACGGATAGGTAAATCATGCTTAGAACATAAAGTAGTTAGTTCGATACGTTTACATCTATACATCACTTCATTATATTGATTATAAATAATAACATCGTCTAATCTTTGTTTTGGGTTTATATAACCTTTTGAGTAGTTATCTTTTTGCTTAGTTGAAGATTTAGCCGCTATTTTACTAAAACACTCTGGGTCATCAGTTAACATAGTTTTAATTCGTTTTTTAGCAATTAAACTTAAATTTTGAGTTTTTTTAGTCTTTTTCATTTTAATTATTGCTTTTTTCCTTTTTTTGTCTGATAGTGTTGATAAACCATAACCACCTTTAGCCATATTGTAAGTGTTTTTTCTTAATATAAATGCTTCGTTAACTAATTCTTTTTCTTTTTTTATCATATCTGATTTATTATCAAAAATGAATAAAATTTCTTTTTTAAAGTTTTCTCGACCATATTTTTTTATTGCTTTTTTTAAAAAGACACCAGAACCTAAGTAATTATCGTTTATATCATCAGTAGAATGTAAACCTATATAGATTTTGCTATTTAATAAATTAAGGTAGTTATATATCTATTCATACAAATTAAATCTTTTTATCCTTGATTATCAACACTTTACACCACATATACTTAATTTTGTAATTGATTTCAATTATTGTTCATATTTATAATAAAGAACAATATGATACAACTACAAAAATTCGACAACCTACTTAGCCTCCTGTCTTACTTTAAGAATGAAACTATTTGCATTAACTACTTAGAAAAGCTACGTTGGAATGGTGAGCTAAAATGTGCTTACTGCCAACATGATAAAGTATACAGGTGCAAAGGTCGTTATAAATGCGTTAAGTGTGAACGAATCTACAGCGTAAAGGTAGGAACTATTTTCGAAGACACCAAAATATCTTTACAGAAATGGTATGCAGCAATCTATTTGGTTACATCTCATAAGAAAGGTATATCATCTATACAACTGGCAACCGACATTGGTGTTACACAGAAAACTGCATGGTATATGCTACACAGAATAAGAACCACATTTGGACTAACAACAGGCAAAGATAAATTATCTGGTAGTTGTGAAGTGGATGAAACTTATATTGGCGGTGCTGAAAAGAACAAACATAAAAACAAAAAGACTTATGGCACACAAGGTCGTAGCACGAAGACAAAGACACCAATTGTAGGTATCATCCAGCGTGATGGAGAACTACGTGCAGAAGTGGTGCCAGACACCAAAGGAAAGAATCTAAAAGAGTTCATCAACAAACATCTGGAATTGGGAAGCAACTTACATACCGATGAGTGGAGAGGCTACAAGGGTCTGGATAAGACATACAAGCATACTGTTGTGAAACATAAAGCTGGACAATATGTTGTAGGAGACTCGCACACCAATACACTGGAGGGCTTCTGGTCATTGCTTAAGCGTGGTCTTAATGGTATTTATCACAAGGTTAGCAAGAAACACTTGCAGAAATATGTGAATGAATTTGTGTTTAGATATAATACCAGAACAGAAAGCGTAGCTAACAGATTTAATGTGTTCTTGAAGAATATAGCCCAACCAATTCCGTATAAAAAACTGATTCTGGTTTAACTTCAACTTGCACATATCAAGTAAAAATCGTACCTTTGTACAAAATTTACTTTGATGGAAAAGCTTATAAATAAATGGAAAATAAATAAGGGGATACTGGCGAAACAAATAAAAATGCCACTCGGAACCTTCTGTAATAAACTCAATTCTAAACACACCAGCACATTCAGTGATGCGGAACTAATTCAATTAAAACTGGTATTAAGAGAAATGAATGCAGACATAGCTAATGAAATTGATATTGATTTCAATGATGCGATGAAAGTGATTGTTAAAAATGAAAAAGGGCGATAAAAAATGGACACTTGAGCTCTGTAAAAAGGATGCTCTAATTTATAAAACCAGAACTGAATGGTGTCGAAATTCATCTGGTTATAATGCTGCTGCTTCCAATGATTGGCTTGATTTATGTTGTATTCATATGACATCAGTACAAAAACCTAAAAATTATTGGACTATTGAAAGGTGCAAGGAAGATGCTTTGAAATATCAAACAAAAAAAGAATGGCGTGATAATTCTAATGCTGCCGTAACAGCGGCACAGAAAAATAGTTGGATGAAAGAATGTTGTGCACATATGATAGAAACTCGTGTGCCAAGTGGATATTGGACATTAGAAACATGTAAAGAAGATGCTTTAAAATATAAAACAAAAGAGGAGTGGAGACAAAACTCTTCTGGAGCATTTACCATAGCAAGTAAAAAAGGATGGAGCGAAGATTGTTGTTTACATATGATTTCAGAAAGAGTTCCATATAATTTTTGGACAAAAGAAGAATGTATTAAAAACGCATTACAATTTACTACTAAAACAGAATGGAAAAAAAGTAAGAATTCAAGTTATAGTAAAGCACTTACAAATGGTTGGATGAATCAATGTTCAGCACATATGGATGTTTTAATGTTAAAACGTACATTAAATGAATGTAAAGAAGATGCTTTATTATATAATACAAAAAATGAATGGAAACAACAATCATATAATACATATCAAACTGCTCAAAAAAATGGTTGGCTTGATGAGTGTGGTGCTCATATGGTAAATCAAATCTCATTAAATTCTTATATAAAAAAACAAAATGTGGTTAATTATCTTAAAGAAATAAGAGATAATTTTTCTACTTTAACGATAAGTCAAATTCTTATAATTTTAAGTGGTTGTAATGAACTTAAAATATTAAAAACAGAAGGGTTGGTTGAAGCTATTAGCTTACCACCAATTGAGCGTGAGAAAAAAATTAATGAAATAATTAAAAGAGAGGAGGAAAAGGTTGAATTACTTAATCCAGAAGAAGAAATTATAACTGAGGAACTTCTGCAAGAAGAAAAAGAAATTACATCTTCATCTATAGAACAGATATTAATTCAATCTAATCGTGATGATTCAGAGTCTTCAATTCAAGATGTAACTTTTGATAGTCTTACTAATTTAATAAAACAATTAGATAAGCAAGTCCATAATAGAATGAACGAAGAATCTATTGAGGCATTAATCTCAATTGAAACTAATAAATTATTGAATGGAGTGTTAAATGAAACTATTACAGTCCAAGAGATAGAAAAAGCATTATCACTACCAACTGAAAATGAAATAGCTAATAAAGTAACTAAATTTGTCAAAGAAAGGTTTTTAGCCAGTTATTATGGGGCAATGAATTTGGATTTAAAAGGTTATTCTGGAATAAACGAACCAAGAATAATGCAAAGGATGATGGCTCACATGGCATTAACCACCAAGTCATTTTTTAATTTTTCTTTAGGTGGTGTTGGTAAAACAATTGCGGCAATTATAACTTCCAGAATAATTGACTCTAAAATGACCGTTGTTATATGTTTAAACTCAACAATAGACCAATGGAAGAAAGAAATATTGGGATGTTATCCTAATAGCACAGTATATTTCAAACATGAAATCAACCAAATAAAAAATGATTCTAACTACAAATATTTAGTTTTAAACTACGAAAGTTTTCAAGGAAATGAAGGTAAAAAATTAGCTAAGTATCTTATCGAAAACTTAAATGTAGATTTTATCTTGTTGGATGAAATTCATAAAGCAAAACAAAGAGATGAAGATAAATCTTCTAATAGAAAAGAAACCATTACTAATCTAATTGGTTCTTATAAACAAAAAAATGAAAATTTAAGAGTTGTTGGTATGACGGCAACTCCCATATTAAACAATCTAACTGAATTTAAGTATTTACTTGAAATGGTTATGTCTGAAAATTTCAGCAAAGATAGCCAAGATATTAATAATCCATATTTGTCATTAAAAACTAACTTTAACATACCAAATGCATTTGAAATGCATAAGCATGTTGCTCGTACAAGTATTAGATGTAAGCTGAACTTAAAAACGAAATTTAAACAAAAAATTATCACACGTACTTCCAATCATTTATCTGGGCAAATATTAACTTTAAATAATAATGGTAGTATTAAAAAGATTGCAAGTGGCTTAGAGTATGAACAAATTGTTTTACAAGAAAAATTAACCTTAATAGAAGATAAGCTTATTAAAGGAACAATCATTTATTCTTATTACACAGAGGGCATTATAAACAAAATAAAAGCATTTGTTGAATCTAAAGGATTTAGTGTTGGTTTATATACTGGTGAAGATAAAAGTGGTTTAGATAAGTTTAAAGAAGGTAAATACGATATATTAGTTGCATCATCCGCTATTGGTACAGGCGTAGACGGTGTTCAAAAAATATCTAATAGAATTATCGCAACTTGTTTACCTTGGACACATGGTGAATTATTACAATTAATATGGAGAATTCATAGGCAAGGTTCTTCATTTGATTTAGTAGATTTGATTATACCACAAATATACTTTACATATTTAGATGAAGAATATTCTGTAGATAAATTTAAGTTGGGCAACATCAACTTAAAGAAAAATAAATCAGATGCAGCTATTGATGGTGACATAGCTAAAATATCAGCAGCAGAAGAACAAATATTAATGGGATTATGTGTTGAGAAACTTAATAACATATTTAATAACCATGAAACTGCCATCTATAATATTTTTAGAGAAAAGCTTCCAGTCGATTTATTTGATATTAGTTTTGATGACTTTAAAAAAATGCGAAGTGAGTTAGGTGAAATATCTCAAATGCATAAAGATTGGACATCAAGACGTTCTGAAAATGTAAATAAGATATTTAAAAATAATCCAGAGAAATGGTTCTATTACCATGCACTTCGTAAAGAGAAAATTAAAACTTGGCCAGAAGACCCTTTAATGATAATAGCAGCCAGATTAAAATCAAGACCAGATTGGATTGTTGCTGATTTTGGATGTGGCGAAAATAGACTTAGGAACGAAATTATTAATAAGATACATGCATTTGACCATGTAGCATTTGATGATAGTGTGATTGCATGTGATGTAAGCCATGTACCATTAAATGATGCATCTGTGGATGTGGTAGTATGTTGTTTAAATTTATGGGGACCAAACTGGTTAGACCAAATACTTGAAGCTAAACGTATTTTAAAGCCATTTGGGAGGATATTCATTGCTGAGAAGTCAAGTAGATGGAAAGGCAAAGAAAATGAGCTTAAATCAAAAGTAGAGGTTTCTGGATTCCAATGTTTTGATGCTATTAGAAACACAGGTAAATTTATCTATCTTAATGGAGAGAAACTCTAAAATAAATTTGCACAGGTCAAATATTATAAGTACCTTTGTACTCACAAAATAGGAGTTATGCTGAAAAGCCTTTAAAGAGTAAGCACAAAGTAAAAAAACAAAAATAAGTATGAAAAAAGTAGTTTTAGCAATGTTAATGGTGTGCTTTTCTTTAATTGGATTCGGTCAAACAACTAAATTTGGGGCACTTACAGAAAGAACTAAATGTGAGGCGTATATTGGTAGTGATGGTATTGAGTATAAAGTGGGTGATACATTAAAAATTGGAATGCCATCTGGATTAAGAACTTTTGCCTTTATCACAAGTATAGATATTATGGGAACAGTAACACCAGCACATTCAACGTTTGCAAGCTCAGAAGTTATTATTAAGAAGATTGCAATAGCTGGCTCATCTAAATCTGGTTATAAAGCTAATTTCCAAACCAAAGCAACTGCTGTATCTAATTTATTTATTGATTTTGAGAGTGCATTAAAGTCTGGTGAAGTATCTGGTAAACGTGGTAGCATATCAAGTGATGAAGCTATGGCTCTTTTAAAGAAAGCTAAAGATAAGTTGGATATGGGTTTAATTACACCAGAAGAGTTCGCAAAACAAAAAGCTGAGTTAGCTAAATTTATAAAATAATAATCGGTACCCTTTGCTGATACAAATTGAGTCTTTGTTATGAAGACTCTTTTTGTTTAAAATAAACAATATGAAAAACAAGAAAGAAAAATTACAACCCCATTTCAATGAATATCTTCAAACTATATTTGAAGTAGTTGAACATGAAAATGAATCTACTAAAGAAAGAAAGCTTGACCTTGTCCGAAGTGTTGAGAGACCTCATTTTTGTTCTGAAGAAGATTTTATTCGAGAAAAATTAAATGATTTTAAGGAAGATATAAAATTACATTTTGGTCACTGTGATGTTCGAAAAGTTAGTTTTTTTTATGAAGAAGGTTCTCCAGAGTATTATTCAGATATATTTTCAGCTATTGCTGAAGTTTATAGTGATGTTAATTACACACCAATGTCTTTAAGAGATAATTTAGTGTAAATAAGTATATAATTACCTAAATTAATTGTCTGGTATACGATAAAAAATTTCATATTTTGTTTTATATAAATATCATGGTTAAAGGTGAAAAACATATTTATTTAAAAATAAATTTGATTTTGATAAAATTTATTAGTATCTTTGTATTATGATTAAAAATCGAGTATACAAACTTAAGGCAGCAACAGAGGTAGCAAAAGATATGCCACTTCCAGCTGGCCAAGAGATAGAAATCGTTACTGATGTAGTTTACATCAATGGTAACATGGTTCCACCAGCAATGCAAGAATTGTTTTATTCGTGGATAGTTAATAATTCGACATTATTTGATGATGTCACAAGAACTTGGTAAATGGCAGAATTACATCCAGTAGCACAAGTAGCATCGGTAATCATGATTGGATTGGTTATTTGTGTTGCACTGCTTTCTTTTTTTACAACTTATTTTGATAGACACTAATGGCTAAAGAGAAATGTGATTGTGGTAAGATGGCAGTATGGTGGTATATGCCTGGTTATTCGGGTAAAGGTAATGGCTACCATTGTGATGATTGCATTTCCTCACCAGAAGATATGGGTTGTACCTGTAACTTCCGTTATACAAAGGTTGAGGATACTAATGTTTTTTCTAGTGGTGATTCTTCTTTTGAAGAACCAGATTTACCAAAAGGTATTGAAGGTAAAAATTGGCGTTGGGTAATACATGAAGGTGATAACTATTGGCGTAAGATGACCAAAGAAGATGGCATATGGCAAACTCTTGATGAACGTGGCCGACCATATCCTTGTGCTGAATACATGTATGATAAAACTGGATTTACAGTACCAACATGGTGGTCAAACATTAAAATGGAAATCACTTTTAAATGGTGGCATATAAGTGCATCAGTTAAAGAATGGTGGAAGCGACATATTTGTGCTGAAGTACCACCAGACCAAGAAATTTAATGAACCCTCAATTTCAAATACGTACTGGCAAGCATGCTGGTAGAACAATTGAGTGGTTACAACAAAATCAACCATCATACTTACGATGGATGGAAGAGAACCGACCAGAAATGCTTAAGGGTTCTGATGTCAAAAAAGCAGCTCCAAAACAACAAGTTACTGTAAGAGAAATTGAAACCAAAGCAATGGTTCCAAACCTAAATTTCTATAATGAAGGTCCAGCTGATATTTCATTACCTTATTTGAAAAAAATGCAAGAGCTTAAAGAAAACAAAAAAAAGCCAAATCTAGATTTGGATATGTTGTTTTAATTTTGTACCTTTGCGTTTAAATAGCTAACTATGATTACGAAAGATACTGGTCTTAGATATGCCAAGCTTATTCATGTCTCTGTAGATAATGGTAAAACTGGTAACAGCAACAAGGTTTACATTATGGAAGAACTTTCCGATGGACGTATTCGTTGTGATTACGGACGTGTTGGTAAAGAACTAACAACCGAGTATAAAGATAAATCCAAATGGGATTCTGTTTATAAACAGAAATTAAGCAAGGTAAAGAATTATACTGATGTAACCGAACTAATGGTTGAGCCAGTAAAGAATTCCAACGGTACCAAAACTGTTGATATCTCCGACAAACAAGTTAAAGAACTTATTGATGAACTGATGGCTTTTGCCAACAAGTCTATTCAACAAAACTATAAGGTTACACAAGAAGCAGTATCCGAACAACAAGTTAACGCAGCACAAGATGTTATTGATTCAATCAATAAGGTTTTGAATATTGGTGTTGATACAAAGGTTATCAACGATTTGTTGATGAAGTTATACACAACCATCCCTAGAAAGATGAAAGACGTGCGTGACCATTTGTTTGCTCCTGTAACTAATTCTAATTCACTTAAAGTTGCCAAAGAACTTATTGAGAATGAACAAGACACCTTGGATACTATGGGTGGTCAAGTTAAACTTTTAAAACAAAAAGCTGTTTTATCAAATGGGCCTACTAATGGTAAATCAACAATCCTTGACCAAATGGGTGTTACTATTGAAGTAGAAACTGACCCAGAGGTGTTAAAGCTTATCTATAAATTATTAGGGTCAAGCAAAGACCAAGTTAAGAAAATATTTAAGGTTACCAATCCTAAGACCAAAGCAACTTTTGAAAAATTTGTAGCTGAAGCAAAGGTTAAAAAAACCAGATTGTATTTTCATGGTTCCAGAAATGAGAATTGGTTTAACTTGTTACAAACAGGCGTTCTTATTCGTCCAGCTGGTGCTGTCCATACAGGTAGCATGTTCGGTGACGGAATATACCTTGCAGATAAAGCACAGAAGGCTCGTGGTTACTCGTCTCTTAGAGGCTCATATTGGACCAAGGGAAGTTCAAACAAAGGCTACATAGCATTGTTTAACGCACATCTGGGTAATCAAAAAGAAATCCTCCATCACAACTCAAGCTGTTATACTCTTTCTGAAGCCAAACTTAAAAGAGAAGGGTTTGATAGTGTATTTGCAAAAGGTGGTGCTGACCTTATAAACAACGAATACGTACTTTACAATACAAAACAATGTACCATCAGTCATTTGATGGAACTAAATTAAAATTATGGAAGAAACAAAAAAGACAGGATACGAGTGGTGTTTAGAAGCTAATCTAAGAATTTTAAAATTATTGGATTGGGATACAAACATGGGTGATTGTGAAGAATCTTATTTCACTGAAAAAATCGATTCAAAAGAGTTCTATAGACGTTTAGAATTATGCAGCGTTAAACCAAACTCACAACCACGAAAAACTGATAATTATTTAATCTATCGTATGTACGGTATGGTGCCGTATCAATTTAGTAAAACAGCACATGTTGGTATCCAACATTGCCATGCTGTTGTTAGATATGGTAGAACAGTAAGAGATTTAGGACAAGCAGAAACCATTTATAACAAATGGGCCGATTTTGATGAAACAATTATTGTTCTTAATGGTGGAACAACAAACACCAATCCAGAAAGGCTTGGAACACTTAACAAACACTTAATAGCGTTGAAAGATGCTGGTGTATTGGTTCAAGATTTTTATGAACCAGATTTAGGTGACCAATTAACCAGTATTGCATTCATGGCCGATGAAAGAGTATTTGATAGGAAGACATACCCAGACTTTATACCAGAAACACTTCCTTGGGGTAAAAGAAAACCATCTGATAAGCAAGTTGCTGAATTGGAAGAAAGGAACAAAATTAATTACACACACTGGGTTGAGAAAATTGGTGGTGCAAAGAATGCGTTTTTAAGAGAATATTTAAAACCTATTCAATTAGCCTAGTATTGATTTTTTGAAAATTTTCCGTATCTTTAGATGTGGATTATAATCAAAAACAAGAACAACTTTTTAAATTTCTCGATAAGAACTATATTATCGAGAATAGTAGGTTTGTTAGAAAATGCGATAGCGTACATGAGTGGGGAAAATACATAGCATCCTCTTTATGTAAAATTTTTAGTTTTGACCATGAGGTTTGCACGACCAATTTTTGGAATTGGTCAGAACAAAGGGGTATGACCAAAACAGAGTGGGATTTAGCTTACAATAAACATGAGTTAAAAACCCAGTGGAGTGTTGAGATGGCCCATGACTTAGAAGCGTTACATGGAGTCTCTAGTGGTGAACTGCAAGTAATAACAATGCTTGCGAATGAATTGGCTAAGGAAATTGATGCTGAGATTCTAAAAGAATTGAAATCAAAGACCAAAACCATGGATGAATTTATTAGTCTTGTTAAATGTTTTGGTTATGAACCAACACCTACATTATATGATAATAGAACACTTAAACCAAAAAAAGGGTTTGTTTCGATGAAATATAATGATGTTAAAAATGAACAACAAAGTAATCACATATGGCAAAATCATTTTCGACCCACCAGAGTTGACCAATAAACATAAGGTCCAAGGTGAGTGGAAAAAAGTTGCTATGGTTGAAATCCAAGATGATTCAGCTAGTTTTTATGCTTGGTTAATCGAGAGACGTTTTAATATAAAATTTAATCCACCTCAAAGAGGTTCACACGTTACGTTTATAAACGATTCCATTAGAGATTTATCACAAAATGGTAAATTAACTAAACAAGAAATATTAGCCAACTGGGAACGAGTGAAAACAAAATGGGATGGCAAACCTATTGAAATTAAACACTTGCTTGACCCTAGAACTGATGATAATCACTGGTGGTTAAACATTGATAATGAAGACCGAGCTGAGATGCATGCTATCCGAGCTGAATTAGGATTGGGTAGACCATTTTGGGGACTTCATATGACTGTTGGTATTATCCACCCACACTTTGTTGAACATTCAAGTTATATACATAAAACACTTTTAGCTGAAACTGCGGATGCCAAGAATTTGATAAGTCTTGAATATGCTAAGTTATTATTGGCTAGAGAAATTTTAAGAAAACAAAAAACAAGAAAGAGATGATTGATTTCAAGATACTAAATGAATCTATAATCTTTTATGAAGAAAAAGGTTTCAAGCGTATTGAAGCACCTTGGACTGTTTCTGAGAAAGTAGATAACATCACAAAGCCAGCAGACAGGATTGTGTTTCAATTGAAACATAATGGAAAGTGTCTTGTTGCTTCTGGTGAACAATCATTTTTATACTTGCTAATAAAAGATTTCATTCCAGCTGGTAAGTATCAAACGGTAACACCTTGTTTTAGGTTTGAACCATTCGACCCATATCATACCAAATATTTTATGAAGAATGAACTCATAATAACTGATGATGTTACTACTAGGTCGTTGGTTAGAATGCTTGAAGAAGCAGTTGAATTCTACCAGCCTTATTTTAAGACCAAATTAGACGTTATAGACACTGCTGAAGGGTTTGATATAGAAGTTGGTGGTCATGAGCTAGGAAGCTACGGAATTCGTCAACACGAGTATTTAAAATGGATTTATGGAACAGGTTGTGCCGAACCAAGAATGTCTAATCTAATCAAGATACATGGGATATCATAAGCGAATTATAAAGAAAGGAATAATAGGAGAGTTCTCTAAGGTTCGTGAAGAATTTGAAGAGCTGACCGATGCTGAAGAACAGAAATGCAAAGGGTTAATCATCTGTGAATTAACCGATTTGGTTGGGGCCATAGAAGAATATGCCAAGAAATACAATTTAACACTTGAGGATTTAAAACAATTCTCAGACCTCACCAAATCTGCCTTCAAAGAGGGTAAAAGAAAATAAACTTGCATAACTCATTTATTATTAGTACCTTTGTATAATGGAAACTTCCAAGGATAAGAAATTGTCTAACCAAGAGTACAAATTTGTATGTCAAATATTGTGGGGAGGCGTACCGATAGACAGAGCATGGGCCGAAGGAACAAAGTTATTTGAAGTAGAAGCACCAAACATATTAGCGAAATATCCAATGTTGGATAAATCATTTTTTGAATATAAAATATAATAACATGGATTATAAAGACATGGACTTACAAGATGGTAACATTTTTTCTAAACGAAAAATGAAAAAAGCTTTAGCACCAGAAGGTGTTCATGTACCTAATAAAAATGAAGCGAAATTGTTGAGGAAAATAATGTCAGAAACTGGTCTTTCTGAAAAAGAAATCAGAGAACATAAAACATACAGAATACAATTATCTAATGTACAAAAAGTTGTTAAATCAAAATTGACAAGCGAGGAAAGGGTTAAAATTAGGGTTATGAAATCAATAACTAAAAAATTAAAACTAGCAAAAGAACATCCATTAGTAGTTGAAGCATTTAATAAAGAATGGGAAAAGATAAAAAATAATAGGTAAAACGCATTAAAAAGTACACTTAGTGATATTTATATATAAACAAAGTATGGTTATATATAAAACAACAAACCTAATAAATGGTAAGTACTATGTGGGTAAAGATGAGAAAAATAACTCAGAATATTTGGGTTCTGGTTTATTATTAAATAAAGCGATTAAAAAGTATGGTCGAAATAATTTTACGAAAGAAATACTTGAAACCTGTGTTACTAAAAAAGAATTAAATGAGAGAGAAATATATTGGATTAAAGAACTTAATGCAGTTAAAGATGGTTATAACATAGCATTAGGTGGTTCTGGTGGCGATACATACACTAATAACCCTAATCTACCAGAGATAATTGAAAAATTGAGTGGTGAAAATAATCACTTTTATGGTAAGAAACATACTAATGATAGTAAAGATAAAATCGGTGAAACCAAAGTAGGTAAACTATCTTGGAATAGTGGTAAAACAAACATCTATTCTAAGAAAACAAAAGATAAAATGAGTAAAGCTAGAGCCGCTTATACGAAAGATAAGCACCCTAGATTTATTAAGATTGATAAAGATGATTTGGTTAAGGTTTTATCCAATACCAATAGTCTTAGAAAGACAGCAAAGCACTTCAAAGTAAGTGTTGGTTGTATAGTAGGAAAAATAAAATTGTTTAACATTAAAAGATAGAAAATATGTACTTTGGAGGATTAGCACTTAAAAATACACCAACTCGCAGATATGAGAGAGGTGAGTTCGAGGTTATCACCAATGAACTAACAGCAACACTTAAACAAACGTTTAAGAGAGTTGAAATGCCATTATTTTATCGCAAGAAAGAATCTTTCGGTGATGCTGATTACATCCTTTCAATGGAAGAGTATAACGGTAACATGCGTGAATATATTACTGAAACATTTAAACCAAATGAAATTTTCCATAATGGTAACTGTTGGACATTTGATTTCCGTGAACTACAAGTTGATTTAATCACTGTAGCACCCGAACACTTCGATTCAAACTATAATTATTTGAGCTATAACGACCTTGGAAATTACATTGGTAAAATTGCTCATGGATTTGGTTTTAAGTATGGCCAAGAAGGTCTTATGTATGACCATTATTTTAAGGGTTCAAATATTGGTAGAGTTATCGTTTCTAAGGATTACGATAAAATCTATGAATTTCTAGGTCTTTCATATGACCGTTGGAAACAAGGTTTTGATACACTTGAGCAAATTTTTGAATTTGTTGCTACCAGCAAATATTTTAACTGGGAATATCTTCAATTGGAAAATAACAACCGAGTTAATAGAGAACGTGACGTTAAACGTAAATCATATATGTCATTTCTTGAATGGATTGAAGCCAATGCCAAAAACGATAATCACAGATATCAATATAATAAAGATAAAAGTGTTTATGTTGAAGCAGCTGCCAAGTTCTTCCCAGAAGCTGGTGTTGAATTAGAAATTCGCAGATTTGAATATGAGCATTGCAAAGACCTTTACATCAATGCTAAGTTTAATGGTGGTGATGTAATGCGTAAGTATGGTTTTAAGGGAAAAGAACTTGGAGTAGTACTTAATGGATTCAAAGAGTTTGTAAATGAAGGTATTTTTCGTGACTACGATGAATTTATGTTTCAATCAAATCAAGAAACAATATATAAGTATTTTGAAGACTATTTGAATAAACGAAAACAAACAGCATGATTAGAATTGAAGATTTACCGAAGAACAGTATAAGAACCAACTCTGGTATCTGTATAAACGTTTTCAAACCAACACCAGAAATGATTTCCATTGAAGATATTGCTCATGCATTATCTGGTTTACCTAGATGGGGTGGTCACTTAAATAGACACTATTCAGTTGCACAACATTGTGTTCTTGCAGCTAGAATGGCCAAGACCAAAAAAAATAAAAGAGCTGCCCTTATACATGATGCAACAGAAGCTTTTATCTTGGACATGCCAACGCCAATAAAAGCGAAGCTATCTCAATATAAAAAAGTTGAGAATAACTTAATGGCTGTTATATTCAAACGATTCAATGTACCTTATCCGTATTCACCAAAAATAAAGAAGATTGATAAAAAACTTCTACAACTTGAATGGGAGAATTTGGTTGCTCATGATAGAAAAACGTTTAAGTGCTGGAGCAAGAAGAAGGCTAAGAAAGAGTTTTTAAAAATGTATAGAAAGCTTTTTGCTGAACATCATTTGTAAAAAGGATTGTTAGCTATCATATATTGAATAATTTCATCTGCTTTTTTACAGTCTTCTTGGAATGACATTACTTCTTCGTTTGTAAGGCTTCGCCATTCATTATCAGCTTCTGTTTTGGTATGGTATTTTTTGTGCAACCATTGCTCAACCTTAAGATACAATTCTGATTCATAGCTATTCATTAACGTAAGTTTTCTAGAATTACCAGTTTGAAGCTGTTTGATACGTTTGTTAGGGTCATTTTTGGTAATGCCAATTTTGAAGGCTTCATTGCCAGTAATATCAACTTCCAAAAATAAATACACGTATCCCATTTACAATTATAGTGATTTTTTAAATAAGAGTCAAGTTAAATACCTTGGATACCAGCATTGATATATTTCATCAAAATCATGGTTTTTTTAGCTAATTGGAAATCACTCTTGGTATCATTATATTGAGCTTTCACTTGAATAGATTTATTATCGATTCTAATGAGTTCATCTTCATGATGAGCCATTGATAGCATTCTGAAGTATTTCGATTTAAAAATGAATTCTTGAGGGTTTGTAGCGTATTCTAATACGAATGCTATTCTCAAATCTTTAGCTATCAATTCTTGAATGAGTTTTTGTCTAGATTCTGGTGTTGAGTATTCTTTAAAATCAATTTCATCAGCAATCTCATTAATCATTTCATTATTACCAAATCTAGCAGCTTCATCAAAAGTTGTAGACCAACTTTGAATTTGGCTATTAGCCTTATATACATAAGGTACTGAATTAGAAGAACTTATAGGTTGTTTTTTATCTACAAAGTATTTTAATGGAACAACAGTACCTCTATAAACGTTTGTTTTTTCTGGCATTAGAACTTCTGGGTATTGTTTCATACAACCTTTCAAGGTTTTTAATGCGGAAATGAACGCTGGAGTTGTTTCTTCACCAAATTTATTGTCTGTGAAGTCATTAATGTCTCTAACGTACTGATTTTCTATACCTGTATTGTGCTCAGTTCCACCAAGTTCATGACCAAATAGCTCGTGACCGAATTTTTTAATACAAGATTCGATTTCGGTCTCTAATAACAGAGATTCATATAGTTTATAGATTTTCATACGATTATCATATAAATATTTGGTAGATACAGAAAAAATGTTTACCTTTGTAGTCTAATTAATAATAACATGAAAAATGTAAATTTAACAGGTATTTTTTTAGCCATGATAGCTCAATTTGGTGTATCTGGATTTGAACTATCTAGTATTATACCGATTGATAAGGAGCCGATTGATGCACTCATCAAGTTTAAAGATGCAACTGTTAATGAAGAAGATATTGCTAGTATAAATGAAATAATTTATGCTAATGTCATTGGTGAAGTAAGACAAGTTGAAGCAAAACTTAAAGACGGAACTATTGAAATTTATATCGAGTTTACGAATAGTGAATTTTTAGATACACTGGATTAAACTTTAAACTCTGACATCGGTATAATGATGTTATCAATAAAGGATTTGTCTATAAACGACTTTTCCTTATTCACAGGCCAATTATTTTTAACGGTGTTATCAATATGTGCTTGTAGTTGAGCCCCAATGCTAGAGTTAGCTCTAATCTTTGGGTCAGCAAGAACAATAGTAGGCATACGATTCTCATATATAGTGATATAGTAAGAGAATCCAGTCATCGTTCCTTCTTTTCTTTTAGCAGTGATTAAAATGTTGGTTGGATTACCTTTTATAGGTTGAACTTTAATTATACCTAGTGGTACCAAAACACAACTACCTCTAGTTGTAGGATAGTCTTTAGCTTCAACAGCGTTTATCTTAGCAAGCATCTTGGCTTTGATTTGACTGATTATCCAAGCATCTTGAACTTCTTGTGGTACATTAGGTAAATAGATATTAGGGGGTAACTGAATCGACTGTATATCACCAATAACCTCTTTTACACGGTCTTTAAAGTGGCCCATAGGAACCGCTTCATCAATCATGTATTCTAGGAGATATTTACGAACTAATTGCTTAAGCATAAAGGTGTTTGATATAAATATCAAAAATATATTAAAAAAAACTTGACAATATCAAAAACTTTTAGTACCTTTGCATATATTTATTAACAAACGGGGAAACCCACAAACAAAAGAAATGAAAAATTTATCAAACATATTAGTCCTTTTATTGTGTTTACTAGTGGTAGACGGCATGGGCTATGTTTGTTAAGTAGATTATAACTTAAACAACTGTAGCCCATCCAAAAGATGGGTTTTTTTGTTTTATATATGTTCACGTGTTGTGAGTGGTTTAAAACCAAACGTTCTTTGATAAATGCTGGTGTTGTTCGTGGAGAGCAATTAGTCTGCAAAACTAATAGTGTTGGTTCGATTCCAACCACCAGCTCTAGTGGTTTAAACATCTCTGACTTTTTGAAAAGTTTCAGATATTTATTGTATATGAAATGGACAGAAGAAAATATTAATAAAGCGATATCGTTAATAGAAGAAGGATATAATTTTAGGCAAATTGCAGATGTATTTAAAATATCACAAGGTAGTGTAACTAGAAAACTACATAGATTAGGATATAAAAGTCCTTTTATAAGTGGTGGTAATAAAGGTGAAACTAAATATGTAAATTATAATTGGGGTGAGATTCAGAAATTATATAATGATGGGTTATCATATAATGATTTACGAAAAGAGTTTGGACTAACAACAGTAGCATTACAATGGGGTGTTAAAAATAATAAGTTAACCCCAAGAAGTAAAAGTGAAGGATTATCATTAGCTTGGAAAAATGGTAAGTATGGTGAAAGTAATGCTGTTGGATTAGTGAGATATAGACAATTGTGTGAATTTAAGTTTAGTCTTAACGATTATCCAAACAAATTTGATTTTAAACTTATTGAAAAATATGGATGGTATAAGGCTAAAAATAGAGGTGATAATTTAGGTGGTGTTAGTAGAGACCATATGTATTCAGTCAAAGAAGGGTATATAAATAACATAGACCCAAAAATAATTGCTCACCCAGCTAATTGTAAATTAGTTAGACATTATGATAATAGTAAAAAGAAAGATAAATCTTCGATAACATTAGAAGAACTTAAAAAAAAGATTGAAGAATGGAAAATGATAAAATAAAACGAGAAGAAATCGTTAGTAAATGGGATTCTTTAGGTTTACTTGATGGTTTGAAAGGTCATGTAAAAGGAAACATCGCACAACTATATGAAGGTTGTAAAAGGATGGTTAAGAATGAAGAAACTGGTGAGTGGGAATGTTGTGAAGAAGGGAAGAATTGTGATGATAATTACATATTACCAGTTTCAGTAAGATTAATTAACAATTTACCACCAGACCAAGAAATTGTGACGGTGATTAAATATAAAGAAGAATAAAATATGTCCCTATGACCGAGTGGCTAGGTGAAGCTCTGCAAAAGCTTTTACGGTGGTTCGAATCCATCTAGGGACTCAAAATAAAAAGTGTTTTAAAAATAAAACAAATGGAAGCAACGATTAGAGCAAAATTTTTTGAAGACAGAGATGAAACGGGAAGATTTAGAGTAACATCTAGTAAAACTGGTGTTAGTTATTTTATCGAACCACAAGGTAATGGTAGACCAGCTGATTGGGGTTCTTTTAATCCTTCAACTGGTAAGATTGAAAACAAAAAAGGTTTTGATAAGTTTACTGGAAGTGTATTACCAGATGAAACAATCATTACTGAAGAAAATGGTTTCAAAAATATTGATATGATTGGTATTGGTACCAGTCCATTCAGTGAAATTGATAGACGTGATGAAATACATTATGCTAACGGGGTAAGACCAAAATAAATTAATATGGAAACAAATATAGAAAAAATACAAATACCACATACCTTACCAGAAATGGTTAAGTCTGGTGAAGCAAAATTTTCACACTATAAAGAAGGTAATTTATTTTATACTTTTGAAGCTGGTGTGGTTGAGAAATACAAATATGAATTTCCAATAGCAATTGTTGAAACAGATTACATGTCACCAGAAAATGAAGGTGAAGATGAGATTCAGATAATTAAGTTATCAACAGATGTTGGTGAAACTAGATTTGAAAATTCATATAAAACAATCACGCTAATGCGTTACATTCGTAAAGCAATTGCTGATGGTAAATTAAGATGGGATAAGATTATTTAATCTCATAGATGGGAATATAGCTCAGTTGGTTTAGAGCATCTGCCTTACAAGCAGAGGGTCACAGGTTCGAATCCGATATTCTCCACTTGGTCTTGTAGTTCAGAACAGCCGAAAGGTTGCCAAGTGTAAAACACTTGAGTAGGTATGAATGCCTCCACGCACGGAGGTGGTTGATGGTTCGAATCCATCCAAGACCGCAAAATTAGCGGTATAGTGTAGTGGTAGCACGATGAAAAAAAGTTAATCTGTCAAGATTACGTTCAGCAATCAATAGCATTTCAAGCCATAAACCTAGGTTCGATTCCTGGTGCCGCTACTAATAAATAATAACATGAGCAAGTTAGACAAAAAGAAGTTGAAGCTTCAAGAAAGAATCAAGCAACTTCAAGATGAGATGGTAAGTTCATTAACAAAGAAAACTTCCGATACACGAGAAATCAGTGTTGGTACTTACCAAACAAAGATTCGTGAATTACAATTAGAATTATCTAAAATGACAGGTCAAGGGGGCAACGGCTTAGGAGCCTAACGAAGCAAGAACGTATTGAACTACGTAAATTGCAAATCGGAACCAAACACGATAGAAAGTTACAAAGGTATTCCGAAAACTTTAATCAAATATTTATATTTTTCCTTACATCTTATCGTAAGGGTATCCTTACCTTCTGTGGTAGCAATGTCGATGTTGAATTCGATGTGAACGAAATAGAAGGTAAAAATACATTTCGTAAATTTGACAATGGTCAATACAAGAACGGGACACCAATAATATCGAGACATCCAAACATTGTGAAGGGTGTTATAATTGGTAAGAAATCTTGGGGTCTTTGGTTGAATGAATGGAGTGATGGTATCGTTGAAGGGAGCTTTACCAAAAGAGAAATCCTTAAGGATTTTGAGGACCTAGGAATAACAATTCCAGAGTCACTATTAAAAGATTTTGAAAACAGAATCTATTTTAAAATGAAAAAACGCTATGAGCAACTTTAAATTTGAACAAGGTAAAGATTATTACCTAGAAAAGGGTCAGATAATCCTTACTGAAGAGTATCTTAAAAATAGAGGTACTTGCTGTGGTTCTGGTTGTAGACATTGCCCTTTTTGGCCTCAACATATCAAAAGCAACAAACAACTTAAAGAAAAGCCAAAATCTGAGGATTAATTTAGGGTTTTTTATGTTTTTGACCGATATTTATAGTTAAATTCGGTACCAACATGAAATTACACCAAATATTCCAAGATGTATTAGCTGAGGATTTCAAATCTCAAACTAGACGATATATTTCTCAAGGGGTGGACCCAGATATTGTGAATCAATACGTAAGTAAATTCAAAGATATTAGAGATAAGAAATATAGAGAAATGTTCGATAAAGATTTGGATATTTCAGTTCCACCAGAAAAACGTAATAATATTGATGCTTACACTGATTTTCACGAATTAGAGCAATTGGTGGATTTTGTTGGAGGTAGAAGACCATTAGGTGGAAGTTCTATGTCAACTAGTTGACGGTGAAGAAATTGAAGTTGATGGGAAACCAGTTTATAAAGATGAAAATTTTGAGGTTTATTATGCTGATACACCAAGAGCTTGTATAAAATACAAAGGTAAATTCCCATATTCATGGTGTGTTGCTAGGTCTGACTCATCAAACATGTTTTACACATACAGATTCAAACCTTATGAGCCAGCATTTTATTTTGTTAAAAACTTAAAACTTACTGAAAAAGAATTTGGTGTTTGGAATATGACTAAAAATGTTTTCCAAGGCAAGTTCAAATACCCATATCACTTCTTTGTTATCCAAGTACCTAAAAATGCTAAGATGGATGACACAACAACTGACCAATATATTGTATCATCAGCAAACAATGATGGTGATAAACAAATGAGTTGGCAAACTATTCTTAAGATTAGTCCTAAGCTTAATGCTATTAGAGAAGTTTTGGTTCCAAAACCATTTACTCCAGAAGAAAGAGAAAAGAATGAAAGATTTAAGAACGGTATCAGTGATGAAGATTTCAAACATTTATCATATGAGAATAAACGTAGTTATTTAGATATCTATCCAACTATTGCTCGTCCCATAACTCCAGGTCAGTTCTTCCAACTTCCAGATGACTTATTAAATCTATACGTATCTTTTGGTATTGGCCTAGATGACCAACAATTTAATTTTATCAAGAATAAGAAAGATGTTCTTAAACGTTATTCACAAATTAGCAAAAGGAAACTTGAAGAGTATTTAAAAGACGATAGTAACAATAGACGTAATCAACTTAGAATGGCCTATACTGAATTGATTGTGTTACAAGATGCTGATATCAAGCAATATTTAGAAAGTCTAAGCGAAAAACAGATAAATAACTTTATACATACTTATGGTGAAGATAAGTTTGAAATGCTTGAAAAACATTTACCAGATAAATTTTCTCCAGAGCATAAATCAATGAGACAGATGATTTCGTTAGCTAATAAAGGTGATGAGGCAGCTCTTTCTAGATTGCAAGAATTGGTACCAGATGATATTGAACTTAGATTCTATAACAATTATATTGTTTTAGATACATCATCATATGGTAGGTTATTAATGAATGAGTTAGATTCATCAAAAAAAGAATTATTTGACAAATTGGATGACGGAGGTTATGGTGGTTATTCCTATGGCCGTGATTATTTTGACGGTAATGATGAAGGATTATCTAATACATATGATTCAGAATTGGAATCATTCATGACAAGCAACCCAGATGTTGGTGAAGACTTTAAATCATATGGGCTAACTTGGGATTTAGAAACAGTTAAAGATTTATTGGAAACATATCAACAAAGTGAAGACATTAAAGGTGATATTGGATATGCATATGGAGATGCTCAATCTGATGCCGAAGATGCTGAATGGAAAAGAATAAATCATGAAATAACAAACATTATATTCATAGAAGATGAAACTGATGTAAATGTTAATTTAGGTGCATTTGTTATGTTCTTAGCCAAGAACGCTGTTTTCAGTTCAGATAGAGAAATATTCCTTCATAATATTGTCCATTTAGTTGAGAATATATTAGATGCTTATGATGTGCCAGATAATGTTGATTCTATTTGGGAACAAGTAAATGAAGCTAGTTATAACTTTGGTCATATTGATAGAAGTGGAATAACTAGTTCAATTGAAAATGGTATTGAAAATTCATTAGGTAAATTCAAAGGTGAAGACGAATATGAACCAACAGATGATGGTAAAGAAAATGTTGCTAAGTTAAAATCACAGGTCATACAATCACTTAATAATATTCTTAAAAAATTAGGTCAAGACCCATATGGTAAAACCATGGAAAACAATATGGTCAGAATTGATATTGATAGAAGTCGTTTTCAATTAGATGGAAAGGTTTATGTTAAGATTACTGACAAAGAACATAATAAATCACATGAAGGATATGTTTTGATATCTGACTTACCTAAATATTTCACAAACTATAAGTTATTTGAACAAATTAATACGTTTAAACGATTAATAAATTATTAAAACATAAAAAACCTAGGAAACTAGGTTTTTTTATTTGGATTATTCAAAAACTTTTAGTACCTTTGTAAAATGGAAGAAACACTCATTAATTTAGAACATGAAATTGCTGCCTTTATAACCAAAGACAATGGTGCAACTGTTCACTTCAAGTACGAAGAAACACACAATCATAAGCACAGAGTTTCTGCTTATACTGTAAACAATTCCAATAAAGAAATGTTTTTACTTAAATCAGTTGAAACATATTTACCTAAAGATGCGTTGGATGACATATTAACTTATGTTAAAAGCCTTAAAGGAATGAGTTCATTTACTGTAAAGTGGAATAAAAATCTTTGTCCATCTGATTTGCCAATTCAAACATCTTATTTTTATTGTCATGATATAACGGATGTTGTCAATAAGTTTTTCAGCGATAAGAATATTGCTGATTATGTAGTTTATGAAATCAAATTAAACCCAATATCTTAATATGAAAGTAAGGATTCTTCAATCAATTGCGAATTCAATCATCAGTGGATTGGAGAATACCAAGCATGCTGAAATAGCTGATTTATATTATGAAGTTGGTATGTGGTTTGATAATTTTTGTATAAAGTACATGGGTGTTTATTTAGATTAAAAATAATTTCTAATTTTACTTGACACTTCAAGTATTTGTTAGTACCTTTGCAGAAGTAAAACGTTTTTTGACATATAGGAATTTAAAAATATTTTAGTAATAAAGGTTCGTTACAGCAATCTAAAAACAAATAATGGTCCTAAGGTAGCGATTTATCGGTAATTCGAATAGCGATAGTATGGTAATCATGAAGGTAGACGTTTAATCGTGTACTGGTGGTGAGGTAGGCAAAGCTAGCAATAGCACGAACATCATACGTTCCCAGTGGCATGTATATGGGTTGGTAAAACGAGGATAGACTCTCGGCCCTAAAAAACATGTTGTACGGAGGCCGTAACTTCTCTTGGATGTATGTCTGCATCAATATGAGATGAACTTGTTTACTAGAATAATTTGGCAAGGTGATGTAAGTTTTCACACCTTTGAAACATTCGGAGAAATACACCGATAAGCCAACAAGTAATGGTTAGTATTTAGAAGCACAACGCAAGTTGATAGGAAAGAAAAACAATATCTTCAAATGCTTAAGATATGACTAATCATTACGAATGGTGCGGTAGCTCAGTTGGTAGAGCAATAGACTGAAAATCTATGTGTCGCTGGTTCGATTCCAGCCCGTACCACATGGGGTCTTGGCGAAATTGGTAAACGCAACAGACTTGTAATCTGTTTCTGATTATTCGATTAATATTTGTATACAAAATAATATTGGATAATACGATAGGTTAAAAGTTAAAGTAGAAATAAATCGTAAACGTAACGATGGAAATAAACTAGAAGATATAACTGATAAATATTGGTGGGTCGAAACCATCAGACCCCACAAAGGTTTGTACTAATCACGGTTACTTGGGTCGAGCAGAAATGTAATCGACTGAGCCTTAAAAACTACGAGATAAAAAGAGGAGGTAGCTCAGAGGGTAGAGCAGTTGGCTTTAAGTGATTTAGTTCACCCAAATCGATGGGTCGTTGGTTCGAATCCAGCCTTCCCCACAAAATAACGTGAGTATTAATATCAACCCATTATGGGAAACTACATGAGAATGAATGGTAGCCGACAAATCACCGTCAACAAAGCCAAACTGATTGCAAAAATCAAAGAGAATAAAGAAGCACACATCAAAGCATATGCTAAAGCAGTCATCGCTTACAAACGAGAAGCTCTGGCTAAATTAGCTGAACTAACCAAGAAAGCTAAATCTGGTGATATGCTTCTTCAATTACAATTAACAACACCTATTGATAACAGAGATAACTACGATAAAATTGTAGCGATGTTTGATTGGGATGTTAATGAAGAAGTAACACTTGAACAAAGTGAATTCAACGAATATGTACAAGATGAAACTGAATTTGCTAGACATGCTAGAATGTCAAATGCCGTTTATTTATCAGCTGCTGAATTAGCAACTCCAGTACCGAAAACAAAGGCTATTAGAAAAAAGAAATAACATATTTGTGAATGGGCTTGGTTAGGCTAAAATAGCCAAGATAAAAATGTAGTGATGCTCGTTCCCTTAATTCACAAAAAATTGGCCAGAGTACCAAGAGGTTTGTAACTTCCGTAAAGAGTTAAGGCAGATAGTTCTACGGCCAGAGCGAGAACTCGATTGGAATAAAGTGTTTTTGTTGAAACACTCCAACGTATCAACTGACTTTTTTATATTGGGTAAGACCATTAAATCGTTTTTGGAATAGTAAAAAACGAAGTCAATTCTAGTCCACTAGACTCAAGTGGATGAATGGGGAGGTCGACTAAGTTAAGTCAACAAGCTCGTTTTGGGATGCTTATAATTATCTTTTAGATGACTATAACTACCCCAATTAAGTAGATGTGAATGTTTGTTCAAATCAAATTCTCCCCACAAAAATATATTTAGTCTTTTACTTGACTGATTAAAAAATTCCTCGTACCATTGCAAAAGAAATAATAAAAGTTAGTCCATTTTTAGGTTGATTTTTCATTGTTTTAGTGTTCATAATTTATTGATACTCAGTAAAATAAAGTGTAAAATAAACGATATTTTACTTGACTTGTAAGGATTAAATTAGTATCTTTGCATATACAGAATTAGAACACAATAAAAATAACATAACAAAAAGAAAAACAACAAAAACAAAATGGCAAAAGGAACAACCCCAGCTAAAAGAAGTGCAACAACCGAATTAGTATTAGGTCAAGCAGCACAAAACATCACTAAAGCAGTATCTGAATTAAAAACAGCAACTGAGTCAGTTAACAAATTAGGAGCACTAGGAGAAGAATTAACTCTTTTGGTAGCTAACAAAGAAGAAGCAATCGCAGCATTAGATGTTGAATTTGCTGAAAAGAAAAGACAAAAAGAAGTTGAATTAGAATTAGACTTCAAAGCAAGCAAAGAAAACGTAGTTACATCTTTCTTAAGCGAACAAAATAAAGTTGCTATTTCAAAAAGTGATTTGGCTTCTTTACAAAAAGAATTGTCTGACACAAAAGCTAACGCTGATGCTATCACTAAAAAAGAAGTTGCTATTGTAGCTAACTCATTGAAGTCTCAATACGAGAACGAAATCAAATTAATCCAATCGGAAAACAACACTAAATCTGTTGAAAACACTTCTAAGATTGGTACATTAACAGAACAAAAAACTTTCTTGGAGCAACAAGTAGCTAAATTGTATCAACAATTAGATGCTGAACGTGCTGCTGGTACTGAAAGAGCAAAAGCTGGTTCAGTAGGTTCTATCAATGTAGGTTCTGATAATCGTAAGTAATCTATAAGGTATTAACAGGTTACCTCCTTTCAAATCTGTAAACAAAAAAGCTATGTGAGAAATTGCATAGCTTTTTTCGAGTCATAAAATACGGTAATGTGTCTTGGTTGTGTATTGTACTAACAACATGTAAAATTTCCAAGGAAGCACTAGCCCGTTACAAGTTGTAGAGGTACATGAGACTTGTTGGATGTGACTCACATGCTCCCATCGTCTATCGGTTAGGACGAAGGCTTTTCAAGCCTTAAAGGAGAGTTCGATTCTCTCTGGGAGTACCTTGACTTTTTTGTACCTTTCCGTATATTTATATGTATGGGAAGACAACTAAAGAAAATACACTATATCTACAAAACTACTTGTGTAGTAACTGGTAGATATTATATAGGAATGCACAGTACATGTAACCTTGATGATGGTTATATGGGAAGTGGTAAAAGATTAAGATATTCAATTAGGAAACATGGTATTGAAAATCATGTTAAAGTGATACTTGAATATTTTGAGACAAGAGAATCATTATTAATTAGAGAAAAGGAACTTGTTACTTTGGATTTAATTAAAGATGCTTTTTGTATGAATTTGAAAGAAGGTGGTAGTGGAGGGCTGTCTGGGTTATCTGATAATGTTCTACAGAAAATTCGTGAAGGTGCTTCGAAGCATCAACTTAATAAATGGAAAGATGAAAAATACAAAACAAAAATTTCTGGTTTATTAGCTGAATGTGCTAGACAAGCACATATAGATGGAAAGAAAAAGTATGATAATTTCAAAAATAAAACGCACTCTGACGAATCAAAAGATTTAATGTCTAAATCATCTAAAGGTATGGGTGTTGGTAAAGAAAATTCACAATTTGGTACATGTTGGATTACAAAGGATGGATTGAATAAGAAGATTAAAAAAGAAGAATTAGATAGTCATCAATTGAAGGGATGGTCTAAAGGAAGAACACATGGAAACTTATAAACAAGGATTAGAAAACATTAAAAAATATTTAGCTGATAATGAAGTTAAAGTTGATAATGTTATTAGATGGCAAGGTGGTTTTAAACATGAAGGCTCTGATTATGGGTTAGATGTTATAGCGACAGTTGAAATAAATGGTAAAGAAGAAAGATATTGTGTTCCAAGATATTTAGTAAAGAAATTAAAATCTGGAGTTCGATTAAAATATTTAAAAATCGATGTATAAAAGTTTTAAAAGTAAAAAGTTTTATTTAGCATTTAATACGTTTCCTAAGACAGCAAAAGAAGTTTCTAAGGTATACCATACTGGCATTAGAAATTGGGAATCTGATGATGCAAGTAATTATTCTATAGTTATAGGAACATTCAGAATCATATTCGCTATAAACAAAACGCAGTTTGGTGATTCTTGTTGTTAATTAAAAATATTTTAAAATATATTTGGTGGATTCAAATATATTACCTACCTTTGTATCCGAAATCAATTTAAAACAATAAAATGGCATTTAAAGACCTATTCATTAAAAGTGATGAAACGGATAAACCTAAAGAAACCAAGAAAGAGGTTTCTCAAACAAAATTCCCGAAAGTTGAATCTCAAGAAACCAATCAATCGACTGGTTTCGGTTTTGGCTTTGGTAAATCCAATACACCTACCTTTACTCCAGTTGGTAAAGGTGAATATTCACAGGAACATTTAGATAAAGCCCTTGAGGTATATCGTAATGGTTTTGATTCTTTAAATCAAGCTGGTTACGATTTCTATGAATTCTATCAAGCAATCACTGAAGCTGGTGCTGATAATGCCATGGCTTATACAATGGCTTTTAAGATGGCTAAGACGATGGATAAATCTATATCCAAAGAAACGTTATTACAACAATCCGAATTTTATACATCTGAAATTATTAAATCATATAATAGTTTTATTTCTGGCGGTAATGCTAAGAAAGAAGAATTATTAAATCAAAAAAACCATGAGAATGAATCATTGGCTAATGAGTTGGATTTGATGAAACAACAAATGGAACAACTTAAGGTTCAAATTCAAGACCGTGAGACAAAGCTTAAAGCTATTGACGGTAAATTTGCCCCTAAGCTTAGTGAAATCGATAGCAAGCTTGCTGCTAACGATATTGCTAAAAATACAGTAATTAGTTCAATTGAGCAAGTTAAACAAGGGATAATTAATAATTTAAAATAAACAAAATGCAAACACAAACGCAAACAAAATCAAGTATCTTGGAAGCTAACTTAAGCCAGCTACCAATGATGAAACACTTTAGCAAAGATGAAATTGCTATGAAAGTAGACAATTTCCGCAAAGGTGAAAAAGGTATATTCTGGTTTCTTAAATTAGGTGCCATTATTGGTGCTGGTTATTTAACATGGGTATATGTATTACCTCCAGTATTCCAAGCTATCGGACAAATGTTAGCAGTAGCTGCTACAGGCGTTATGATTGTGTTTGGTATCTTGATAGCACCTGTTGTTTTCAAAGGTCTTCGTAGACTCACACGTGCTATTCACAAAGCAGTTATTAAATATGACCCATTTGGACAACTTGAAGATGAACGTCAAAAAATGGTTCAAAACCAAGCTACTTTCCGTATTGCTAAAAGTAACATAGCTATGTTGAAACAAGATATGGAAATTCAAGCAACAAATTCTGAAAAAGAAGCAACAGCTGGACAAACTCGTATATTAACATTACAAGGTAAGGCTGAAAAATTGAAAGCTGAAATGGAAGCTATGGTTAAAGCCAAAGGTGTTGATGCTAAGTCTGAAGATAGTTACGTTGATAAAGCTGCTGAATTTCAAAAAGTATTAAGTGAAATGCAACGTGTTGCAAATAAAATGTCTCAAGCAAAAGACTTTGTTCAAAAATATGGTACACGTGCCGCAATTATGAAAAAGATGGGACAAAAGCTTACCATGGTTGAAACTGCAATGGAAATTAAAATTGCTGATTTTGATGCAACTATCGATATGCTTAAAAAAGATTATGAATTCGGTCAAAAAGCTAACGCTGCAACGTCAGCTGCTAAATCAGCTTTAGGGTTTACAAAAGGTTGGGAATTTGATTATGCATTGGATGTTGTAACTTCAACTATCTCTGCTGATATCGCTATCACTGCTGGTAACTTAAAAGATATCGAAACACTTACAAGTAACTACACATTGGATTCTGATGAATTGTTCGCTAACTTAAGTCAAATCGCTGATAAGATTAAAGTTGGTGCTGATATCGTTCCATCAGCAAAAACATATGCTAACCCAGAATATAACTTAACATCATCTGATAAACAAAAATCTGGTGGTTTTGGTGAAATGTTCTAAAAATATTTTAGTATACATTTGGTAGTATCAAAAATAATTACTACCTTTGTATCCTCGAATCTATAAACAAAACAAAAACAAGTAAAAAACAAAATCATGGAAAACGGAAAACAAACAATGTGGAGTAAACTTACAGGATTGACAAAAGGCGCAATCTATACAGTTGGTATTCTATTAGTGTTAGGGTTGGTGTATTGGTTTGCACCTGGTCTACGAGTGTCTGCATCTAAACAGATGAAATCATTAGAGTTAAGCTCTGATAATTTAGATAACCAAACAAAAGGTGCTTTGTTACCTTTGCCAGCAGTGGCTGTATCAACAAAGGTATCTAGTTTGCCTCTTTATCGTATTGCAGAATACGCTTGGAATGGTAACGCTGGTATGATTGCCGCAAACGGTGGCCCACGTACAACTGAAGGCTCTCTTATGGAGAACGCTGGAGTTAACTTGGAAATCGTGCGTATTGACGGTGTGAATGATTTGCGTAACATGATTGTTAAGTTCGTTGAAGAACTTGCTGGCGGTAATGCAAACCCTAACTCTGACAAATCATCTTTTGCTGTAAGTATCATGGGTGATGGTGCTGACTTTTTTATCACGACTACTCAAAAGTCATTGGATGAAAAATTTGGTAAAGGAAAATACCATGTACAGAACATCGCAGCAATCGGTATGTCTTTCGGTGAAGACAAATTAATCGGCCCAAAGATTTGGAAAGACAATCCACAATCGCTTAAAGGTGCTGTTATCTCAGCAGTAATCGGTGACGGTGACTGGGTTGTAGCGGTAAACTATGCATCGGCTAATAAAATTAATATTAATCCAGACCCATCAACTTATGATGCTGATGCAATCAACTTTGTTGCTGCTCCAAACGATGACTATATCGAAGCAGTAAAAGATTTGATTAAATCGCAAAAAACTGGCTACACAATGCCTTTAAAAGTTGTTAAGAATGGTAAATTAACTGGAGAAACAGTTAACCATAAAATTGACGGTGCTGTAACTTGGACACCAGGCGATAAGGTTGCCTTTGATGCTCTAAGTGGTTTCACTGATGTAATTTCTACAAAAGATTTTATGAACCAAATGGCTACATCAATTATTGTAGTAAAAGAGTGGGCTTTACAAAACGAAAAGCAAGTAGTTGCAATGTTGAAAGCTACTTATACTGCGAACAACCAAATCAAGTTGTATGATGAGTGGGCTGTTAAAGCATCTGAAGCTGTATACAAAACGTATAACTTTGAATCAGCAAAATACTGGTATGACATGTTCAAAGGTCAAAAAGGTACCAAAGATGGTTTAGATTATAACATTGGTGGTTCTAAAGTGTTGAACTATGCTGATGCTCTGCAATACTTCGGTATCACAGATGGTAACAACCGTTACAAAGCGGTTTACAATCAAGTATCTTCATACTTAACCGACTTAAATCCATGCGACTTCAACGGTACATGTAAAGATGGTGTTGTTCCTTACGAAGATGCTGTTAACTTGTACTTCTTGAAATCAGTTTCTGATGTTGATGCTGGTAAGACTGAGAAAATCACTTACACTGCAACAAAAACAGAAGTAATGGCTGATGGTCAATGGAACATTAACTTCGCTACTGGTAGCACAGCGATTCAAGGTTCTGAAAAAGATTTGGAAACTATCTACAACTTATTGATTCAAGCAGAACAAACAAAGTTGAAAGTAGTTGGTCACACTGACAACACTGGTAACCCACAAAGCAACTTAACATTGTCCAAGGGTCGTGCTAACTCAGTTGTTCAGTACTTGACAAGCAAAGGAATATCAGCTGACAGATTCCAATTGGTTGATGGTAAAGGTTCAAACGAACCAGTTGCCGACAACAAAACAGAAACTGGTCGTGCTAAGAACAGACGTGTAGACATTACATTGTTGAAATAATACACACTTCACAATACAAAAATCCCTAGTAGGTCATACTAGGGATTTTTTTATAAATAAAATTTGTTATATCAAAAACTTTCATTACCTTTGTATTATGAAAAACTTTCTATTATTTTCAACACTAATTTTATTAGTTGCTTGTAGTCCACGACAAAAAAAGCAATACGACTTTGAAATAATCACAACCAATGGTGATACACTTGAAACAGCATTTGTTGGAACAGGTGATAATTTGTTTAGCCTTAAGAATGGTGACCTTACAACACAAAGCTTCACTAAAACTCTTATGTGTGGTGTTAGAAGTTTTAAGGTATTATCGATAAAGAATTGTGGAATGGAAACACAAGCAGAATTTGATGCTAACCAATACGGTCACTTAAAACAAATTACTAATCCAGAA